CCTTAAAGGAGGGTGAAGAAGTCATTTTCTCTGATGGCAAAACCTTAATGGAGAAGGTAATCGTAGAATCTATCGATAAGAAAGGTGGATTTGCAGTACTGAGCAATAAAGTAAAAGTATCAAGAACTATTGGACCAGATGGATGTTACACAAGGTTAGATGGTAAATCATCTATGGTATTACCTTTAACGGATAAATCCGAATTGGATTACCAAGCCTTCAAAGCTTACTTCTCTATTAAGAGAAACTTGGATTTTATCGAAGCCAAGATAAAAGATATGAAGGACAAAGAGTTCAGTGAACTAATCGTAGAGTTAGATAAAAAGATATCCAAAATCGTAACTAAGTACTTTGAGCAATGACAACTTGGATAATCTTAGGTATTATATATGCCGTATGTGCTATACCTGCATGGTTTATGACAAGATTAATTACCTCTACCCACCCAATGAAAAGGGTGGGGTTCTTTTTTCTAACCATCTGGTTAATCATGCCTCTATTTCCGATATATTTACTAATCACATACTTTAAGAACTATGAACAGAGAAATAACAACGAAGAAGGTAGGTAGGCAAAAGAAGCTTACCAACCCATGTCCAGTAATTAAGGGAGAAGTACAGATAATGGTAGGAAGCCCAAAGTGTATTACCTGCCAATGGTTTGAAAGAATACTAAAGAAAAATGGAAGAGCCTACGTTCACTGCAATCGATTATAACTCCTTAGAAAATAAGGTAATCGAGGGATTGGTAAGAGACAACTACTCAAAGATAAAGAATACTTTCTACAAGGTATTCGATAAAAGGAGTAAAAATCCCAATTCACCTGTAGGATTATGTGCTGACCTGATTGAGGCTTCTAGATATAGGGATGACCCAGATAGGATTCTTTGGAGAAAGGTAATTAAATCTTGGTTCACTCCTCAAAGGTTTAACCTTACCTATGTATACTTTGGATATTCTACTCCTTTAATCCAACATCTGAAGGAAGAAGTTCTAAATATAAATGGGGAGGGTATGGTTCAAGGTATCCTTAGAAAAGCTTAAGAACCACGAATTCCTTTTAGAAACAGCATTCTGGTTCCCAGTATCTAAAGAATATAATGATGAACGTATTAAAATACTAGAGTGTGCCCTTGAGGACTTAGAGAGAATTAAAAGAGAGGGAGAACCAGAGCTCCCTCCTCTTACATTTGAAGAACCTAAAATATACCCATGATGGAAGATTTAGCAAAGTTTACCAAAGAGGAAGAGGCAATCCTTAGACTTACTGAGGAAGTTTGGAATAGATTTTCGGAATTACCTATCAATCATCCGATGGAAATGGATGAGATGGCAATTAAGATACATGATATCCAGAGAATGATTATATCTAGGCCTGGATTTAGGATGAACCAAGAAATGTTTAGGCAATATGGTAAAGGTAACGGTAATCAAGGATAGTTCTACCAAGAGGATTCTTAAATGCCAAGAGGGCAATAGGATTTGGTATCAAATATGGATTATCCAATTAGATATGAATTGTATTGAAAGATACTTTAAGGGTTATAATGAAGTTAAGAGATGGTGGTTACCTAATCTTCAAATGTGGTATGTTTTCTTTATGAGAAAAATAGAGGTAAGAGGAGAGGAGTTCTTGGAAAGGATATGACTAAGGATTTAATTAGGAGTATTTTGTAATAAGTTGCCAGGGATATTAGGTCTCTGGCTTCTTTGTGTGGTTTGTGGGATGTCTAGGTACCCCTTAATACGAGGTGTCAAAAAGTGGTGGTACTAAAAGGGGCGAATGGTTACGTTAAATTTAACATTCAAAAATAAAAAGTAAGGGACAAACATTTATTCATTTGTCCCTTTCAATTTTAAATTAATTCAATCAAAGTAATACATGTATCTTTGTTTTGCAAAACAAATAATTCGCTATCGTCGTTTTTTCTTGCATAAACATTGTAATAATCTGATTCAATGATTTTTTTGTGTCCGTCTTGCAAAAGAAATTTATCAAGATTTTCAAATGTTTCATTTAAACGTTTTTCTGTTTCTTCTTCGTCTTGCAAAGATTCATTTTGCATATCTAATATAGAAATATTTATCTTTCCATTACTCTTAGAAATAGTATGATTTAAACATTTTTTCTTTAAAATGTAATAAAAATCTTTGTTGTTTTTTTTCATATCTTTTATAAGTTTTAGAAAAAGGAAAAGATTTAATCTTTTCCTTTTAGTTAGTTACTTGAAATTCTTAACAATTTGTAAACCTTTTGTAAGAACTTCTTTCTTTGTGTCTTTTGTATTTTCGCTTGCAATCGAAGAAAACGAAAAATCATGAATTTTATAAACTTGCTTATAAAAATCAATGAAAGCAGAAACAAGTGTTTTTAATTCATTTTGTTTCTTTTCTTCTTTTGCTTTTACAATTGAATCAAGCAAAGAAAAAGTAGTATTTCTTAATTTCTTTCGATACGCTTTCTTTTGCTTTTCGTTCAATTCTGCAAACAGGGATTCAACATAAACTTCTGTTTTTTTCCCTAAAGAAGTTTTTAAAAGTCCGTTAGTTTTTTCATTAAGACTTTTAAAAATCGAATCAACTGATAATTTAATAGTGCTATTTGCTTTTGCTTGCGCTTTTGCTTTTTTTGCATCTACTTTGTTAATTTTGTTGTTCTCAACTTCTTTAACGTTCTCAACTGATACTAAATTTTTTGTTTCCATAAAATAAAATGCTTATTTGTTTAAGTTTATATTATTATATCCTTTTCTCATAACAAATAAGTCTATAAGAAAAGAGAAAAGGAATAATTAATTCTTACTACAAACAAATATATCTTTTATTAGATATATTTGTTTCAAAATATCAAATATCGCTTTATCTTTCTCACATTACAAAGATACAATTTATATTTTAATCTACAAAATTTTTAGAGAATATTTTCTTTAAAAATAGTTAATCAAAATTTTAAATATCTCTTTGCTTTTTCAACACTACAAAGATAAACATTTTATTTGTATCTGCAAAACATTTATAGAAAAATTTTCGAGAAATTTCTAAAGAATTATTTTTAATAATTTCGTATGAAAAATTTGCAAGTAGGTTTTAGGGGTTTGAATTGGGGGCATGGTTTGGAGGTAATATGATAGGTATATTGATGGATATAGGGAAGGGGTTGGTATAGGACCACTTTAGAAAAAAGAAGGCTCCATACAGTCCGGTAGTTATTATCTGTATATTACATTACATAAAGGCCATTAGGTGACTAGCAGGCAATCCTATAATGCCATGGGCCATGCAGGGAGTCCTATAGACCTAAGGCCCATAATTAGGACATGAGCAAGCCTTAGCAAGTCCCATGATGGCCTAGAGTTAGGCTACATAAGAAAAGCCCAGTACCTAAGATAGGCTGGGCTTATAAGGTGTAACATAGTTAGCGATTAGTATACTTCGAAGTAATATACCTTAAAAGTAATGTCATCGGTAACGAATGTAAGATTAGGCTCATGGTTTATGGTATCTGTATTAAATTTGATTAGGCAATCGTCTTGCTCAATGATTATGTTAATTACCTTGTTTTGAGAGGTAATAAGTTTGGGTAAGACCTGTTCGAATTGTTCTTCGGATGAGCCTTGAATAGCAAGGTGCCAAGGATACTCAGAGTCATGGTTAATAAGGTTTGAGATGACCATATTAGTTATACGGTCTGTACTCCAGTTGTTTTTAGTTGTTGCCATATGTATTATGTTTTAGTGATAGTTAGTCCTTGAAAATATAGAATGTAATACCGTCGTAGATATAGGTATCCTCTGCAGTAGAGGTATCGGCCATGGGTTCGTCCTGTAACCTATTGAAGGTAAAGTACTCCTCGTCTGTATTATAGTATACCAGGATTTCTGGTTTAGGTTCCCTTATGTAAGCCTCTAGGGCAATGAAGGGGTTCTCTTTATCGGGTATAGGTATATAGCCTGTAAAGTTATTATCATAGGTATTATGTATGAATCGATACCATGAGTAATAATAGTTATAGGTACCTAGATACCCCATTAGGGCATTAATAGCAATTTGTGGGTTAAATTGACTTGTTCTCATATCTGTATAATTTTAAATTAGTAATATGCAAATATAAGCATTTTATTTAATATAGCAAAACCCTAATCAATTTTTATAAATCCTACTGAGGCCCCTAATGGATAATGTCTTAAGGCTACTTAACTTATTAGTAATCAACTAGTTACATAATTCATATCTCTTCTAGCCATTATTAGTTTCTTTTTAACTAACTACAAGGGCCGTTAATAACATACTTACTAGTTTTAGGTACCTTGAATGGCCTACAATTTTATATAATCCCAATAAATTTAGGGGCCATGAATGGTATATTTAATTGCCTAAATCCGATAAATCCGATTGCCTAATCCCAACCATTTCTATATAATATATTATATAATAAGCGGCCATTAGGGGTCTAGGATTTATCGGATTTAGGTACCCCAATGGGCTATTATTGGGGGCCTTTTAGGCAATTGGTTATAATGACCTAAGGCTATGAGACATATGTGTTAGATAGCCATAGGGTATGGTGGTTGTATAGTAGAAAGCCTCTGCCAGATCCCCTACCTCAAATTTTTCCGACCCCCGGAAGGCCCCAAAAGTAGATTGTATTATGTATATTGATTAGTATTATATTAGGTTGAAGGTTATATGTACCTTAGATAAGGTTACATAGTTAGGCCCAGTATGATTTTGTATTATATATTCATACTGGGCATGTATATTATTATTGGTTATTTGTTTTTGTTTGGTGGGGTGGGTTAGTAGTATTGGATTATGTGTAGGATTATGTAATAGGCTATTAGGTTTAGTATCCATAGGAGTTGTTCTAATATGAATAGGTATTTCCTTCTTTTGGTGTTGGGGTGGGTAGATTTATATTTGGTGTATCGCTTTTCGTTCTGTATCAGTTGGTAGGTAATGTATATTGCCCCTATTGCCTTGAGTATGTGATATATGGTAATCATTTCCTTTTCTGTTTTAATTTGTTTTGGGTACGTAGGTGCTTGTTGAAGGTTGCACCTGAGTCTGTGTAGTAATTGGGGTTTGGTTTACCTGGAGTAGGAAAGTGTTCATTCCATTTATCCTGGTGAGGTATGTATACTTGGTTCTTGGATTTCTTTTTCATTTTGTTTCTCTGTTTAGTAGGGTATTTTTGAATCCGATTGGTGTAAGCTCTTGGGTTTCTATGATTACGGAGTCGAAGTAATTCTTTATACCTTCTATGTTTTTGAATTGTAATACTCCTCCATCGCCATAGGTAGCATTTACTTGGTTTATAAGGTCCTGATAAGCCTTGTCTTGGTTATCTTCTAGTGAATGGTATATGTTTTCTACTTGATTACCCTCTATGATTATTAAGGTTGTGATTTTTAGTTTCATTTTCCGTAATGTTTTAGTTCTTGGTTATACTCTGGGTATTTGTTCTCGTAGTAGTCATAGAGATAAGTGTATTCGTCATCTCCTGACCAGCAGTCAAGGAAGTAATCGTATTGTTCCTCGGTAGCTTGGGATGGGTGTATTCCCAATGTATATTTGCAGTAGTGTTCCCATACCGTTTTAGGTTGGAATTTATTGGTAGGGAATGCCATGACTACTAGAGCCATGGCAATGATTGATAATATGATTAGTTTGGTTCTCATTTGATGAAGGATTTGAAAAGGTTAATGGTTTGTTCGGCACCTTGATAAAGAGTTTCTGGTTCTTCGAGGAAGTTAAGGTAATAGTCGATTTCCTCGGCATGTTCTTCTTCGTCGAAGTTATCCTTGTAGTATTGGAATTTTTCCATGATAAGTGGTTTGTATTTCTCTTGTTCAAGGATAATTGTTGCACCGTAGAGTACCATGTCTACTTCGTCTACGTTATAATCGAAGTATTGGTCATCGCAGCCTCTGAGCAAGTCCATTTGATTGAGGATTTCCATTAGGTCGAGTTCCAGGGATTCCTTATTGGCATAGGTATATATCCAAAGCATGTCAGCAAAGTAGTTTACCATGTCATCGTAATGTGGGTCATCCTCGGCAATTTCGAAGTCATATGTATTTTGGGCATGTGACATAGGTAATTGGCCTTGGAGAGAAACAATGTGAAATGGGTTTTGTGCAATGATAGATGCAAGGATGGAGGTGGATTTTAATGTAGTCATACTTTTAAAATTTTATTGTTAATACTATTTTTAAATTGATATGCAAATATAAGAATAATATTTTAAATATGCAATAACCTTGATTACCTACTGAAGCCTTATAAGGTCAACTATTTCGATGGAAGAGTATGGCATACCTATAAGTTCCGAGATTATCCTTTTAGTATGATATACATGAAGGTGATTGGGATTTAGTTTTACCCTTGGGAATATTAGATATGGCCTTAGTTCTTCAGTTCTGTATGTGATTATTAATTCCTCGCAGAACTTTTCGTTTTGGCAATCAAAGGAGACTAAGAATTTAGACTGTTCTAGCATACCATTAATATTAAGCAATGAGTATTCTCATAAGTTAAAGGTTCTTCACTAGTAGGATGGGAGGATGCACCCATAATTAAGATGTTCCCTCCCATAATTAGTATAAGAATTATGTTAGGCTTCATTGGTATTATGTTTACCTAAGTCCTCGATGGTTTCCTGATGAGTGCATAAGTCCTCCATTAGGTATTCGACGGTATCTTCCCAGGAATCGTATCCGTCAAGGCTATATTCGCTGATGAAGATAAAGAATGTATCCCCAAATAGTAGCCGTAAGACTTTGTCTGTTAGGTCTTCATCCTCATCATATAGTTTATTCTCTTCTTCGGCAGAGAGTTCGAGGGCATCATCGTTTAGTTTACTGGATATCTCGTTCAAACGATTGAGATATTTGTTGAGAGTTTCAAGGTCTTCCTGTGAACGAGTCTCTTTGAATTTAAGATAAGTTTTTGATGGTACCATAGTTAGTCCTCCTCTGATTTTAATGGTTCGGCAATTACTGAAATGAATCCTGCAGGATATAATGTATATAGGATACGGTATCCGGGTTCATGTGGTGGTAAAAATACATTAAGTATATTCCTGAGTAATGGGTATAGTTTCCATTGGTTATCCTCTAGGAATTGTTTCCATTCATCCATTTCATTAGCATCGTAATTAGCAGATAGTTGAATGTGGTACCGTTCGTTTTCCATATTGATAGGTACGAATAGGTTAGTGACTACCTCAATTTCGTTAGATTGTTTTTTGTACTGGGTAATTGGATACCAGACACCTTCGTTTTTCCATTGATTGAGTTGGAATATTGTCATCCCAGCTTCCAGTAGGTTGGTGAGTTTGTAAAGGTTTACCATGTTGTTGTCTATTTTAAAATTAAATAAATACTTAAATTTTTATCTCACTACAAAGATAAGAATAAAATAAATAATATGCAAATATAACTGAGGTAGAGGCAGGCTCTTAGTTAGGTAGAGTCCTGCCTCTTGGATAGATATGAAAACAACTGGTTAATCGTCGTTAAGAGAACCTTCGTTTAAGGTTTCATTGAGTACTTCATTAAGAAGTGCAGCACGTTGTTCTTGAGGTAGGCCATCCAGAGTTCCCTTAATCCTATCTTTTAATACCCTCTTAAGTGTATCCTGATACTGTTTGGTAAAGGTAAGGGCAGAGATAGATACCGGAATAAGTACTCTCATTTGTGTAGTACCGTTACAGTTATCTAATAACTGGGATAATTCTTTTCGATTATCCATGGCATGTTGAATGACTATGGCAATTACGTCTGGTTGTTGAACATCTGTACATCCTGAAGCATATCGTACAATTCTATCAAAGGATGCTTCGGTGATATCAATGGGCATTCCATTTAAGAATGATTCCCTGAAATCAGGGTCCATGGTTTCTGTTTCTAATATAGCTCTAAGTTTCATTCTACTACTTCTCCTATGTTGTTAGCAAGTAAATAATCGTAGTACAGGTGTACGTTAGTATCTCCATAAGTCCTAATGTAGGATTCAGCATCCTCTGGGTCTGCTGAGACCCAGGGATATTCTTGTATCTGTGCCCTATGTAATTGTAAGGCCAGAGATTTTAATTCTTGTTCGTTCATGATATTTTGAAGTTAAATTGATAAATCCAAGAGTTTCTATCCAGCTTGGTGAATGAGATAAATTGTCCATCGCCATCGGTAAAGTTCTGCATAAATTGTACACAACCAGTAGCAATGATGTTTTCTCTTTGTCTGTCTACTGAGAGAATACTTTCGAATGTGAAAGTATAATAGCAAGTTTCGTATACCCAAAGTTGGTTTATATCGATGCAGTGAAGTCTGTAGTTATCATATAACTTACTTAGCAATTCGAATAGATTGTCCTTTAGGTTTTCCTTTTCCTCTTCTGTAAGAGAGAAAGTGTTTTTGTTGTTGATAAACCTTTGAAGTACCTCTTCCAGGTTCTGGATAGAGGATTTGGATGTTGTTGTTTTCATATTTTTATTGTTTAATTATTACACTACAAATATAAGCATTTTATTTTAATTATTACTATATTCTTACTTTTATTTTATAATAGCTGAGGTTCTACATACAAGAAAAGGCAGTGGGTTAGACTGCCTTTAGACTTGTTATGGATTATTACCGAGGATACTGGGTATTCTTTTTAGGGTAAGGTTTTACCTCTTTGGTAACTTCTTGTTTGTAAAAAGCATCGAGGTTAGCATGAAGCATCTCCATGGTTTCCTTGGTTATAAAATTTTAATAGTTTATTAATTACTGAGGTAGAGCCCGGAATCTGTTTAAGTCCCAGTCGTACTTTCTGTCTCCCTTGTTAGTAAATACCCAAAGATAGTGGTCTTTGTATTCTTTAGCAATGGTGTTATACTTAGAGGTCTGAATAATGATACGATTTGGTTCATATTCAATTAATTCGGCATGTACTGTAGATACATGATGACTTTCGAGATTAAGTTTGTCTCTGAAGTCTTTAAGAAACTCATCCCGGTTTACACCATAGTTATCTCCCACGAATTTAATGTAATCGTCTTCTACCTGTTCTAACATGGTAGATACCTTGAATCTAAATTTGTTCATCTCTGTTATTTTTGAGGGTTTGTAATTTCTCTTTCATCTCTTCGGCACATCTGCATATTATGTTAGATACAGTTACCAGGCAATCTTCATCTGTGAATGACATGATAATATCCATACATTCATTGAAGTAATTGTGAATACTAGGTGGATTACTCCTAATGATATCCCAGTTCTTACAGTAGTTGAACCTAATAATCCGTATGTATTCATCTACTGTTACCTTTCCTTCTGGAAGATACCCATATACTCTTGAGTACATAGTTTTGAATTCACCCTCAATCCAATTAAGTTTGAACTCATCTGGTAGAGCCTCATAATATGATTGGTCTGGAATATAATATCTGAAGACAAAGTCCTTATCTGTATTAACTTCTATCCCGGGATAAGATGAGGCAAAGAATACCGGTATCTTATAGAGCAATAAGTCTGGTATTCTATCATATACCTTGTAGTTTTTCTGATATTCCCGATAAGCTTCTATCCATACTCGGTCATCGTAAATACGAAGTTCATTAAGAACTGTTTGTACTCTGCCCTGAAAATCTTGAAGGTAGCTACTGAGAGTAACGTTATAAGAGTTATCTAAGCCTTCTACCTTTCTGAGTTTAATGAGTTCAGAGCATTTGATGACTCTGAGTTTCTTTTTCTTTCTGAAGAATTTGAACATGTTGTTAAAATGTAAAGTTAATATATACGGTTTGAGAACCTTTCATGAGTTTTTCATGATTGGTATCATTGAATTTCCAGCAGGAATATTTACCAGCTAAACGATTGTATTCTCCTCTGACCCATACGGGAGCAGTATCCGAAGGTTTGAGTCTAAAGTAAGTCCCTTGATTAATGTTCTTAATCTTAGTCTCCTTGTGTTCTTGGTTGAATGTTTCCATATTTTTGTCTATTTTTAAAATTGATATGCAAATATAATTCTTTTATTTTTAATATGCAAATCTGTATATACACAACTGAGGCCACCAATAGTAGGTAGCCTTTTTAGTTATCGTCTTTTGTTAAGGAATGATGATGCAATTGAAGGAACTTCTTCTGCTTCTATTATTTCCTCATCCAAGTACCTATCCATTTCTGGGTCTTCCTCATCTGGGTCAATCCTCATTTCTATCTCCCTACGCAATTCATGATGTTCTTTAGAGGATACTTCCATTGCAGCCTTATAATTATCAGTAATCTGATTAAGTTCTTTCTTGTTCAGATTAAGTCCTTCTTTAGAGGTATCTACTCCTTCTTGCTTGGTAGCTACTACTTCAGGTAGGCTATTGATGTCATACTTCTCTTCCAATAGTTTGGCCTCTTCAGTCTTAGATAGAACCTTCTGAGATTCTAATACAATTGTTCTTGCCTCCTCTATAGAGATGGTATCTACTGGAGCACCAAGGTTATTCTGTTGATTGAATTGATTGAATATATTGGTTGTATTGCCTCCGGTAAGATTACGGATAATAGATTGTAGAGATGTAGAGGATTCCAGTTTAAGCTTCAATGTCTTATTGACCTCAGCAGATATAAATGGAGTATATTTACCTCCCTGGGAATCCCTTAATATTTGCAATTGATGAGAGATTTCCATACGGTCTTCTAAAGCCCAGGCTAGTTGTTCTCCCATTAATGCTTGCAGTAATTCTTCTTGTTTATCTCTATCCCAAATCTTAGAGGATAATAATCTATCTCTCATAAAGATACGTACATACTCTGTATCAATCCCCAATCTGTTAGAGAATGAATTGATATCATAAGTCACTCCACATAGGACTCCATTTCCCAAAAGCCATTGATTAATAAGGTAGTTCTGTACCTTAATCAAATCCTCTGGGTTACCACTTTTCTGATATTCGAGTATCATTGCAGTAGTACCCATAGGACGAGGGAATCTGATTATTTTATCTTCTTTTGCCATATAAATAAGCCTTTCTTATATCTTTAGATTCATCATAACCTACCAGCTCTAGTTTATAACATACATAACAATTAATGCTAAGGTTATAGAAATAGGCCTTATAGATTTTACCTTTCACAAACAAATTAAAGGTTTCACCCGAGATATGGTCCCGGGTGAATATTAATTTATCACATTTACCTATCGGAATTTCAAGGCTAAGTTTATAATCTCCTACCTTAAATTTATTTCCGTGTAGGTCTAGGATTTCTTTTGCCATAATTGCCTTTTTTACGGTCCGATGGTAATTTGTCTTGTTTATCGAGGTTATTCCTTTTCTTTTCCTCAATAAACTTCTGAATATCGGGGAATAACCTTTTCCTTAAAGGAACTACCTGGGTTGCAAAGAAGGCATTCCATAATTTCTCCGAGAATGGTTCTCCTATCTTTAGCTTTGAAATACTCCAGAACTTCTCTTGGAAATTCTTCACTATTTCCCTGAACCGGTAATAATATATATGCTTGGTCTCCGAGTTAATGCCAATGGTAGTCGTTTGGCAATATTCTAGAAACTCTTTACCAAGTTCGGAAATAAACTCTTCCCTTTTAAAGTCATAATTCTCTTGGTCGAGTTTAAACTGTTTAACGTAATCTATTGCTTCCATGTGTTAATGTATTATAAGTCTAGGTATAGAACTATCGGTAATTTGAAAGAGATATCCTCTTACATCGTCCTCGTAATATGAGGACCAATAAGTTCTTTGGATTCTGAAATTATCAAGGATTGCTCCCTTTGGTACTCCCGTTATAAATAGGTAATGTTTAGGCATCATAGGAGTAATTTCGAATCTCCCATCCTTAAAATTGCCACAGGTACCATAGTCGGGCATATTACCGGTAAACCCCGTATTCTGTAATACATCCTGAACCAAGGTAGTTTGAGGTATTTCCTTTTGGTTAAATCCTATGACTAACTTCGATTTACCTATGTATAAGTCTTTGACTATATTTCCAAACATTTGTATATGATTATGTGGGTTATACCTTGGTCCTTGAAGTTATTAAGGTTGGAAGCCTTTTCTTCAAGAGCCTTTAGTTTTCTCCGAGATTCTGTTGAGATTCGGTTTTCTGGGGTTCTTACCAATGACCGGATATTCTCTAAGGCAGGTTGTAAATCAACTACTGGACCAGAGAAAAGGATTTTATGTTTCTTTCCACTGATGGTACCATAGAATTTTTTATACTGGTATTTACCTTTGATGTATTCTACATCAACCCTTTCTATGTCTTCTTTTCTTACGTTTCTTACCATTGTTATCTTTTTCTATGTAATTTGATATTTCGTCTAATTGTCCCAAGAGTAATGCCTGCACAAATAAATGTACTGGCCTGAAAAAGAAATTCCTCACGTTACTGGGATTGATATACCAGTCGTATACAATAAAGAACTTCTTAATCTTAGCATGCTTTAGTGAACGTTGCACTAGATAGGTTTTTACGCATCTCTTATGTAACTCCACTAATTCCTTGTCCTGTTTTAACATCTCCTTGGCGGAGAATATAGTATAATCCATTATACGAGTATTAATGGTGAAAGGAAGCCATAACTTAATCCGGGAGGCTCTGGTAAACCTAAGGAACTAAGCATGACTTCCTTGAAAGATAATATCTATGCAACTTGTTCGGGTTTGAGAACCTTGTTACGAAAGTCCTCATAAGCTTTGGCAGCTTTCTTGAACTCCTTGGAGTTTTGGTCCTTGATACGGAACATTTCCCGTTCAAGTCTGTGAAGTTCATTACGAGTTTGTTGTCTCCATTTCTTCCGGGCCAAAGTATCGGTGATATCCTCTGGGTATACGTATTTTACTTCCCGGTTAGAGATTACCTTTTCGATAATGGATGGTTTCTGTTGTTTTTCTACTTCCTTGATAACCTGTTCTTTTTTGGATTTGCCCTTTGGAGTTGGGTCTTCAGGTTTGATAGGAACCAATTTGGCATCGGCAAATTTCTTGGCAGCATCCTTTGATGCCTCTACCAATTGAGCCTTAGTCTTTTTGGCTTTGGGAGTTTTAGACTTGGATGTAGCATCCTTAATTCCTTCTAACTGTTGAGCAACTTTGTTACTGATAAGGTTAGCAACCTTGTTTTCATTCTTTTTCATAACGTCTATATTAAAATGATTAAATAGTTAATTAATTATCACATTGCAAATATAAGAACTTTATTTTTAATAGCAAACAAATTTATTATTTATTTTTCAATAGCTGAGGTTAATCGGCTAGGAAGTCGAAGATCTCTGGTACAAAATCGATTTCATTTTCGGGGTCTGAAATGTATTCGTCCAGGTTCTCATTATAATAATCTAGTTCGCTTTTCTCTTTAGGTGCAGGAATTATAGGTATGCAATGTTCTGGATGTCTTTCGGCATATTTAATTGCATCCTGGTAGGTTAGTTTCTTATCTGTATAGAATTTAACTGCAGTATAGGAATAACCTACTCCCTTTCTAGTTACTTCATATTGTTGGTATCCAGAATTACTTATCTGGTAGATTTGATTCTCTGGAATCCTTTCTATTTCTACCGTATATTCGTAGATTCTTTTACCCAACTTATTTGCCATCTCTTGAATAGAGTCCTTAAGTGATTTGGGTTGATTTGGTTCTGATTCAAAGGTAATATTATAACCTTGAGATTCTGGTGTAGGTCTACCTGCCCAGAACGACGAAGCAGGATTTGCCTCGCTCGATGTAGTTTTAGGTTTTGAGCCTAAAGCTATTCCGATTAAGATAAATCCTGCTAGCCCTATAATTGGTAGTTTTCTAAGACCTGAGTTCATAGCCTGTGGTTTTGAATTTGTTCCTGATATTCGAAGAAACGTATTTACCTTTGGATTCTGCTAAGTGTAATTCATTGCAGACTTCGTGAGGTACCTCATCATAGCGATAAACTTTGTTGTTTTTGAAAGCAATCCATAACTGTTTATTTTTGGAGTCGTATCCATAGCCTTCAATGTTAGATGATTCGCAAGGAATCATTTCAACTCCAGTGTTCAATTCAACTGATTCTAAATATTCGTTCTTGTCCATAATTAAATTAAAATATTAGTGTTAGTTCCGGATGGAATTTCTTTGTTTCCGTTTGGAGTAAAGCCCATGTCCCATATACTCCTTGAGAATTGTCCGGTATCCATTCGTCTTCCATTCTGAATAGAATGTGGGAACAAACGAATAACTGGTATTCAGGTAAGGTTTTTATCAATTGAGGCATATCCAATATCTCTTTGTAAACTTGGATGTGGGCAATTAATGATTCCCTAATCTCGTCATTAGTTATCTGTAATAACTTTCTGAGTAAATCAGGTTCCGTATTATCCAAGTTGTTAAGGATATTGGTAAGAGCCTCAATTTGAATATTGGCAATGTTCTTCACTACCTCTTTGGTTTCTAAATCCATTTTATTAAATTTTTCGTTATACAAATATAAGCATTTTATTTTATATAATAATACACTTTTATAATAAACTGAGGTAGTGGATAGTTCTATCTGGAGATAGCTTCCTCGATTTTCTGTTTGATTGAATCAGGGAATATTACATCCTTGTACCATCTCATGAAGAACTTAGAAGGTTTCTTCTCTAAGTTGAGAAGTAATTGTCTTTGTTCTGCAGAGAACTTTAATCGTTCTTCCTCTAGCATAAACTTAGGGAACTTAGTGAATTCTGCTTGAGAGAAGGAGATGGTCTTTTTACCAACAGAGGCCCTTAACGGTTTCTTCCTTTCCTTATAAAGGTACGGAACAATTTTCTTCGATGGTCCACCAAGGATGCTAAAACCGAAGATGACCATCGGGTCGAATTTATCTGCTTTTGGGTCTTTGGCCCGTTTGATACATCTTGCCATCCAAGAGTACGAATTCGGATATTGCTTATTGTCCGTTGCTTCTCCCACGTCCTTAGTATTGAACTCAAATCCTGGAAAGTGAAAAAGAAAGTCTTCTGTGAGAATAAAGACAAATCCTAATTCCCTTAGATACTTGATAATCTCTTGTTGGCTCTTTCCTTCATTCACCATTTTTTCTACATCTGCTAGTATGTCTTCTCTGGGTGATTCAGTTAATTGTTTACTACCAGTTGATGGTCTACCTCTGCCTACAGATTGTTCCTTGATAGGTAGGTTACCCACTAATCTATCTAAGTAAGTCTTAAAGTTCTCTACATCTTGTTTACAAGTAAGAGTAACTTCTATTCTTATAGGCCCATTATGTTGTACCTTAGGACCTGAATTCATCTCGGTATAGGCATCTACCAATCTATCTTGAATGTAGGAGCCATTTTCTTCGAGAGTTGTGATACGAAGTTTGGGTTTATATACTTTTTCTTCCATGTATTTAATCTTTAAAAGAAAAAGGCCCAAGTACTATGGGAATACTCAGGCCTTTTCACATCATTAACGAATATTTATATCGATTATGGAATTAATCCTCTTCTTTGACGGCCTTCTTTTTCTTTTTGTCTTTGGCCTTTTTGTCCTTCTTTGCCGGAACCTCTTTTTCTTCCTTCTTTACCTTTTTGGTTTTCTCCTCTTTCGGTTTTTCTTCCTTGGGAGCTTTGCCAGCAGCGAGTCTTCTTTGTTCGGTACGATATTTTTTCTTTTCATCAGAAGTCATTTCCCGACCATCGATAAGAGGGTAATCGTACTTCGTTACCGTTCTACCTGAAGAAGCTTTTTCTTTCTTCTCTTTTTTCTTTTCAGTTTTTTCGGCATCCTTCTTACCTTTCAACTTAACGAGTTTAGCCTCATTCTTCAAATCCTTTTCAGGATATTCAGCAGCTACTTTGTCTCTTTCTTTGTTGAGCTTGTTAACAAGTTCGGTAACCTTCTTACCATGTTTCTTGTCTTTGGTCCAATCCTTTTGAGGGTCCAAATTGTTTTCTTTAAGATAAGCATCCAATGCCTTTTTTGCTTTTGAAAGCTCCGGAGTCTTATTAACCGGTTTAGCCTTCTTCTTGTCTTTCTTCATGTCTTTAATTTTTAAGTGGATTAAAATTTCCTTAGTAATTATCCATAGTTATATAATCCTAACCTGGGTAGGGATTTCCTTAATTTCTAGGATAGTTATATCCATTTTATAGATGATGGCCTGAACTTCCATGATATCTCGTATCTCCTGTTCAGATAGGTTCGTAAATTCTTGCTCTACAGTAATTACTCCACCACATCCGTTATGATAAGAATACTTAACTGTAGTAATTGTACCTTTCAATTTCTTCTCTAATTTATCAGAGAGGTCTTTAATCCGATTTTTAACATACCTTAAATGAATGGCATGTTTTTGGGCATATCCTCTTTTACCTTGTCTCTGGGCAACTTGTAATTGATAGATAGTAAAGTCTCTATCTTTGATTAATTGTTGTAGAGATTGAACGATATCTCTTACTGTCATTTCCATTTGGGTCTTGGTATTATATGGTTAATATCTTCTGCAGCAATTTCCGTTAGCATCTCTTTAGCCTCTTTAATTATTAAATCAGCTAATTCCCTTTCTTCGTTTGATAAGGGAGGGTCCATATCCTTATCTTCTAGTGCATTAGTATAATTCTGAATAAGATTATCTAATGCAAGGATAGTAACATTCTTTCTGATATCCTTTTTGTCTGATTCCATAGGCATAAAATAAATAAAGCCAACTACCTATCCCAGGCAATTGGCTTCCAAACATAATTTTTGAAATACTAATAAACTATGCAAACCATTAGCGAAGATGTACTCGCTAAGGGAATCCGTTAGTCTTCGGAATCTTCTGCTTCCTCTTTGTCTTTCTTAGACTTCGGATTGCAAATGATACCGTGGCCTTTTTTAGACTTAACGGTGAAGTTACCTGGAACGAAGGTCACTGATGTTGTAGCTGGTTTTCCGTCGATTACCATAACTGATGTTACCACTACTCCCTGATATCCTTCTTTGTTCTTTACGGCATAACCGTAATTGCGAACTTCGGATTTTTCGTTGATTTTGATAACATCAATCTGTTTGCTGTTGGGGCGTTGTTCTGCAGGACGATTTTTCAAGGCCTCCATTCTTGCCTTACGTTTTGCTTCTTTAGCTTCGTCCTTTACTTTCTCTGAATCCTTTTTCTTAGAGTCTTCTTTTTTCTTAGTTGCCATAATACTTTAGTTTATTTAATTAATAGAATGAGATTTCTGGTAAAGGTGGGCTATTGCTTTAGCCCAACCTTCATAACCTTTGAAAGGTAATAGATTATTTCTTCCCTTTCTTACTTTTTCCTTTGGCTTCTTTCTTTGCCGGCAGTTTGAGACCGAGTTCTTTGGCAATTGCCTTGCGAAGTTTTTCGATGTCATCTTCTTCGAAATCGTCCGGGTCAGTTTCAAGGTCTTTGTCGTCGCAAACATCTTCCAGTTCTTCGAAGTCCATTTCTGCAAGGTCCTCACCGGTCAGTTCCTCATCATCTTCATCCTCATCATCTTCGTCGTCTTCGTCCTCGTCTTCATCAGAGTCCTCGTCATCCTCATCGGAATCATCTTCATCTTCATCATCCGAGTCATCATCATCGTCTTCCTCTTCTTCTTCTTCGTCCTCATCTTCGTTATCTGCATCTTCAGAACCGAAAAGGTCTGCTGCTTCTTCTGCCGAAAGTACAATAGGAGCCGGGATAATCTTTACTGAACCATCTTCGTAGGTGATAATGATTGCACCGTTAATCTCTTTACGAGATACTTCTTTCAACTCTTTCTTGGTTTCTTTTTTCTTAGCCATTTTCGTAATGTTTAAAATGTTAATAATCAATAGTTATATCACTCTGTTATAAGTTTCTTATACTTCCTTTCCGAATTACTTAGGTAAGCATATTCAGAATTATATTGTTTTATCTCTCCTAGAAGGGTCTTTAATTCTTCTTGAGATTCTATCTTTACTGTTTCGGTATCAATTACCTGGTCACCATCATTATAGGTTAATACCTTGAAGGTTTTACCCATAAAAGGATTTAGTGGTTGATGTACCTTTACTTCCGGTACCTTATTTTTAGTCTCCATTACTGTATTTAATTTTAGTTATACCTGGAATACCTGCTTTACCAAATACTTCTGTATAGAATTTGTATTTTGGATTTTGCATTGATTTATAGTTATCAGCTAGTCTCATGGGAAATACCCAATATTCTTTTTCTAGCATCCTGTTGGTCATGATGTAGGCATATTTGCTTCGCATCTTATATTTGCTTGCACGAACAAACCCTTGAAAGATTAAAGCTTTTACCAGATGTCTTTCTTTTGGAACCCATCCCAAATGGTTTAATGATTCTTGATAAAAGATATCTATCATATCCCTCTGTGCTTTGATAAATAGTACTTTCTGTATTGGGATATTCATTTTCTTTCTTAGGTAGAGGGCCAATGAACATACCAAGGGTGGATACTGTAAGGATAAGATATTATATTTATGCCTCTCCTCTTGACTCAGCCTGTTGTAAATCCTGTAAGATAGCAGAACGGATTTGTATTCTCTTCTTCCGGATATACTGGGGAGATATGCCTTCCCGTTGTCCATAGAGTTTTTGTGAGTACCTTTCATTGAATGCCTCCTTTCCTTTGCTTTTAAAGACCCGGTGCATTTGAACCATGAACCTTCGTCTTCGGTGTTTATCTAATTTATATTCGTCGGGTATGATAAATTTCCTGGCCTTAACCAATTTACCCTTATACCAGAATTTAGTAGAACCATGTTTTAATCTTATACCATTCATATCTGATAATTGTCTTATGCCCAGCCTAATGAGTTTCCTACCTGATATGATATGAATATATTGAAGAACATCAACTCCATACATGTAAGTAAGAGTCTTTTTTATTTGGTATCTAGTAAAGTAGGGTATACCAGTAAGATGTTTCCGATATAATTTCTTTTCGGTAATATACTTATTGGTAGTATCTGGTCTCCAAGTCCAAATGTAATATCTATCTGACCTTATGGGTTCCCTGCTACTCTCCTTTAACTTTACCATTCATGCTCCTCCTTGCAGTTCTAAACCAAAGTGTTATCGATTTATCATTTGCATCCGGGAACTTCTTTTTCATTCTCCGAGTTACTCTATCCAAATCATAACCCTTTGAAACTAATGACCATACATAAGATTTCTTTGTACCTTTGATGAGATTAAATTCATCTCTTTCTCTTGGTGGCTTTTTTTCTCTTGGCTTCTTTATCCCAGGAACCCTTTTGTTTTTCCTCTTCCCGTTTTCTCCTTCTTCTCCGAGAAACCCAAGCCTTAATTTAGAACTTCTTAGAGGGTCATCCTTTGAATAACCTATGTTCTCTAATTGTTTATCCATCCAATCATCATATTGGTCAATTAATGATTTGTCTGGTTTGTTGGTTGACCTTTCGATATAACCAATTAAATCGAATATTCCTGCAGCACAAGCATCAGGAAAAGGCATTCCCAATATGACAGCCTTTCTTTTTAAATCCCTGTAGGTCATGTTTCTTCCTGCATGACCAAGGAAGCTGGCTTTCTCTTTAGAGGGTGCTGGTTTATTCTTTTTCTTTCTCATATCTATATTAAATTTGTTGTTTTCATTAATTCACTGCAAATATAAGAATAATATTTTAAATAAAAATACTTTTCTATTCTTTTTTATAAAAAGCTGAGGTATCATCTATACGTTCGGCTCCGGTAGATTTAGCCTTTTTTCTTCTTTTGGTTTTATGAGGGTTGTAGGACATGTCTAAATTCTTAACAGAGAATTCTATGTTGTTCACTTGATTATAGTTCAATGCTTTTTCAATGCAGCATCGGTATTCAGGCCAGAATCCTTGTCCAAGCCTTACACTACCAGTTTTAATCATAAACTTGGATACCATAAAACCAAATGTATCTGCATCGTCTTTAGTAGGAAAGACGTACATATAGAATCTACTAAATTCATCAATAACTTCTTGCAAAGGTCTTACAGGCAATAATAGGTAGCCATCCGTATATAATTCTTCTGATATCAAACATACCCAGTATTTCTTCTTACCAGGTTTTACTTTGTACTTAAACCTTTCTCTTAATTTAGTGTGCATCCATTCTGGTATACGATTAAGAAGATACTTGATATATATCTTGTCCTTCTTATTTGCTCGTCTCTTGAATGCCGATGGTTGTTGTAACATTTTAGGCAATATCCTAAAGTTATTCCATCTATCGAATTCAAATACTATACGAGCAGTGTCTTTATCCCACTCATCTTCTGATTCTCTTAACCGTTTCATATTTCTTTCTATGTTACGGTTAGTTACTTTAGAGAGTAAGTGAACTGAATCACCAATGTAAACCATTGCCTCTCTTCTTGTTAACCTTCTTTCTAGACAACCCTCAATATAATCCTGAAAACTTCTCTCACATGGACAATCTGGTCGAAATAGAGAAGGGTGTTTCTCAAAAAAGTCCGAGAATAATCTGAAAAACTTTTCTGACCTTTCCCGAACTTCTAGATACTTGTAATGTGACAATTTTAAAATTTCACCAGCTTCCCATGAGGATTTGTTTTCTGATAATTGAAGGAATAAGGATTTCTGTTCTAAATCTTTTAGACAGTCCCATGCTTTTTTCTGAGCCTCGTTCATTTCCTTTTCCTTGATTTTATGTTTAGTACTCTATCGATTTGTTCACTGGTTATTTGATTTGGGTCAAACTCTTGAGAGTTAGCATATAACTTATCTGGGTCGTAATTTTGATATACGCTATAAATAACATTATCGAATGGTAACCAAACTTCCATTCTACCCATCTCAGGATATAAAAGCATTTTTACCATTTTATTGATGTAATCTACCTCTAATACAGTAGCATCAATACCCTCATAAGGATAACCCTTTAGTACGATGTAGTCTCCTATCGAGACATTCATCAAGTCATCTACCGAAAATTTCTTATTCTCTTTGGCCATTCTCTTAAACCTTCTAACATCCTTTCTTGAGCATGTAGCTACTAAAGAAAAATCATCAAAGTCTTCAGAGTTATCGATTCTAGCTTTTTTCTTCCTTTCATGAAGTGTCTCTGTAGACCTTAACCAAGTTCTTATTCCAGAAATGTTTCGTTTTAGTTTATTGAGGAATGGTCTAGAATACGCTAATTCTGTAGGCATCTTAATGAATCCATAATTAAATAAAATAGGGACTTCTTCAAATACCATTTTACCTTTTATGGTTTTCCTTAGGACATTTAGAGTTGGGATAATGGCACGAACATTTTTATATCCCTTTTCTTTAAGTTCTTGGTTTATTGTGGTATAATACTTTCGTTCTATGTAGAATATACAATAAGAATAAGGGATACGTTTCATATTATTTTCTTTTAGTGATTAACTTAGCTTGTTTATGTACTAACTTGTACGGTACATTTAATACCTCACTAGCCATAAATACCATAAGAGTATTCCCAGGAACTTGAATGTACATTACTCTAGTAACATACTCAGCCATAATATCTCCTAATTCTATACCCACAACAAAGAAAAATTCTTCTGAAGGCATTGAATTATATCTCATACAAAGAATAGGTACTTTGTTTGCTCTTTTAGCATCCTTGGTTGCCTGTTCCCAAAACTTAAGGATATCACAACTCTTATTACCTAAGAGTACATGTTCGAATTTGATATCCTTATAGTTTTTGCATTCGATGGATATTTTACATCTATGTGCATGTCTTTCATCCGTACAGGTTAAATCAGAAGTGGCATCCTTATTAGAATGCCAAGCTCCTGAACCTGCCCTGTTCCTTTCGAATTTGAATCCGGTCCATTTAGTGAACCAAGCTCCAATTTTTCTTTCGAATCTGTTTCCTTTATTTTTTGAGTTCATCTTCCTGTCTTGTTAAAGTTATATATCCTTATAGTAACTTGTAACTACTTAGGCCATTAACTTTTTCAACTTGCAGGATTTTCGTATTGCTAAGAGGAAGTGAATCAAGATGGGTAATTAAGAAGAGGGTCTTTTCTGAAAAAGTATGTCTAATTAAAGATGTAACTACTTCTACATTATCCGAACTCAAAGATTCAAATACCTCATCAAGGAATGCAAGGTTAATACCTTTAGACATAGTAAGAGATTCGTTCATTGCAAATGCCATTGCAACATTAACTAATTGCTTTTCTCCTCCACTTAGCTCGTCATAATCAATAATTTGCCCATCCCTTTCTATCAATGTAAAGAACTCTTTCCGAGTTGAAGCAAGGTCAATATTAAATTCAATCCTGAATCCCAATACTTGAGAATACTTCTCTAATGTACGATTAAGCATATCCAGGGAAGAATCGAATAAATAAGCTTTGATTCCATTATTCCCAAGAGGGTCATTAATTAACCAATTGTAGTTCTCTAACTCCAGTTCTTTGTTATGGTAGTCTTCATCTACCTTACGAAGATTCTTTCTAATTTCCTTAAGTTTCTCTTTATATTTAGGAGACATAACCTTAAGTTTCTCCTGTTTGAGCTTTTCCAAATCCTCGTCAATAGAAGCAATATCAGAAGCAATATCATCGCAGTCCTTTTGAAGTCTCTTATACTTCTCATTCGTAGTTCTCAACTCATCCAGTCTTTCCAGAGCATCTTCATACTCCTCCCTGAGTTTATCCGAGTTTATGAGAGCATTGTAAATAATATCTACGCTCGCTTTTGCACGTTTGTAGTGGCCCTTATCTAACTGTATCTTGAGTTTCTTTACAAACTCTGGCAAAGAAACTCCTTCTGCAACCATTCGATTATCCTTAAGCTTTGACTTAAGAGTATCTACGTATGTATTATGTTTTTTAATCTTAACCTGAAGACTTTGTTCTACTTCATCCTTGAGTGCCTTTTGTTTTTCAATCAGTAACTTAGTTAGTCTCTCCCGGTCTTTCTTTAATTCCCTACGTTCTGATTTGATTTTCTCTTTAAAACCTTTCTCTCGGTCACGTAAATCAAAGTAAGCCTCCTTGTTTGCTTCTAATTCCTTTTTAAGTAACTCGGATTGATGTTCTACTTCATTAGCTTGAGCTAAAAGGTTATTTTTATCCTGCATAGCTATACCTTTAGCTATATTCAAGAACTCAAGGTCGAATACTTCCTCAAATACCCTTTTCTTGTCAGCATTTGATTCTTGTATCAACCTCTTAATACCTTGACCAAACATTATTGAGTTCATGAATAGAGTATAAGATAATCCCAGCTCTGCATTAATAGCATCCTGGAGTTTATTCTTACCCTTTACATTCACTAACTCGTTATCTTTCAGAAATATAAGTCTATCCCTACCTTTAGCACCATCTTCTAAAACCATGTCACATTTCTGACAACGTATGATTTTATAGATATGTTCGTTTTTCTGAAAGTATACCTCTACCATTACTCCGGAATAATCCTTAGGTCTTACCTTTTCCCAGGTAGTAACTTCTGATACACCCTTTAGGTTTTTACCATATATTGCCCATACCAATGCCGATAGGATAGTTGATTTACCTTTCCCATTAGGTGCCTTGATAAGTATGGTACAGCTTGGATTTAAGGGTATGTGTAGGTTCTCTATTGAACAGAATCCTACAACGTTCATATTCATAAATGTCAACATACTTCTGCTTTTTTAAGTACATCAATGAGAAGATTCTTCTTCTCTTCTTCTTTTATACCTTTTTCCTTAAGATACCTTTTAGCTAGAGCTTTCTTAGAAAGTTGCTTAGTGATTTTATGGTTAGTATTTACTAAGTTACTAGTTTTCTTAGGTAAAACGGTATAATAATTACCATCATCCTTAATTTCATCTTCTGATTCTACATCGATGAATTTTGGGAATTGCTTTAAGTGTACAAATTGCATACTTAGGTCTGAATATATTTTCCAGTATCCTAATTTACAACCTCTGTCTGTTCTTCTCTGATGATTGGGAGCACCTATCATATAAACCTTCTTTGAAAGCCTCTGGGGTTTATGTATATGACCACATAATACCAGGTCAAATTTATTAAGAACATTTACATTTAGGTTTTCTACTGAATTAATCTCCCTACCATCTGTATCCTTAGCTCCAGGATAATCAGTGTGTAGTAAAAGAATATTCTTAACACTCTTATCTAGTTTAAGTTTCTTAAGATATTCACTTAGACCCACATTATTATCAATATAAGGAACCCCATATATGTGGTAATCCCCGTAAGAGGAATGTTTATATCTACCACCATCTATACACATCATAAACCTTTGATGAAATACATAAGGCCAACCAAATCCCATCTTATCTATTCGATTAACACTTTTGAGGTCATGATTACCTTGTATGTATATCATATTCCAATTATATTCATTTAGCATTTCGAATTGTTCCTTTACGAATACTGCCAAATCCTGGTCTATTGATTCTGGTTTATGAAATAAATCTCCACAGAATAATGCAGGACATCGGTACTTTTCACATTGAGCTGCAATAACAGATAAGACCTTGATTGAGTTCAAGGTCCTATTATTGTTTTCATTAAACTTTGCCCATAGATTTATGTGCAAGTCAGAGAATGCTATAAATACTACTTCTTTACTCATTGATAAAACTTTGAATAATTTCTTTTCGGATATCTATATTAGCCTCTCGTATCTGAATAACTTTTGTTTCTCCATAACAAGATTTGATAGTACCTTTAGTAGCACCATACTCAAGAGGTTGTCTTTTGAACCAACCTCTGTAAAGTACGTTAATTTCCTCTACCGGAATGAATCCCCAAATATTCAGCATATTATCCATGATTGAAGATATCAAGAATTGAAAGTAATTGTTCTCAATCCTTTTATTATTATCCTCTGTTACCCATTCTTTAATCATTGCAGTAGTGAAGTCTAAGATGATTAGATGAGTACATTGTTGATTGAGTAACATTTTGCACATCTCGAAGAAGTGTTCCATTTCACATTTTGGGATATTCTGGGATTGTTTGTAATAAAAGTAAGCTGCCGAATCAAGATAGCTTCTATCTGTTACAAAATCCTCTTCATCTTTGAATAACTTATTCCGAAGGTTTAGAATCTGATAATCTTCAAGAAGTAAATCCTTTGGATTCCTTTCCAACATCTCCTTATGGGTCATATCTTTGGTTTTAGGTATCAATTCAGATACACTACCAGAAATGAATCTCATAGGTTGAGCTTCACATACACCATAATGATACAACTTAGGAGTAAACTCTGCAAGTGTAGTCTTTCCAACTCCACTTGGACCTGCATACATTATCTTTACGTTCTTCATTCTTGTAACTTTTTAAAAGGTTTTATAAATTCATTTGTTAAAAAAGATGCTAATGAGTACTCGATACATAGTTCTTTGAATTTCTCATACTTGAATACCTTTTTCTTCTTGATTGGCAATGAATCCAAGGGTACATTATCTACAAACCAGAATAAGTCAATAAGTTTACGATTCCTTTCCCAAGCCTCTGAATATTCTTTGTTTGGTTTAGCTTCTAAGAACTTATAGATAGTACCATACTCATCTAGTATTTTCCTTGCTTTTACTGGACCTATACCATTAAACCCAGGTATATCATCGGAAGTATCACCTACCATTGCAAGGTACTGTACAGTTTCATGTGAATGATAACCGAATAATTCTTTGCAGTTATCCACTCTGATGGTCTCATCTTTCCGAGGATTCAGTATCCTAACGTTCTTGTTTAAGAGTTGATTAAAATCCTTATCTGATGATACCAATATTACCTTTTCTGCCCGATAAGTATTAATAACAAGGTATGCTAAGAAATCATCACCTTCATATTGGGTTTTATTCCTTTTATCGAATATATAAGGAATTCTTAGCATACCCAATATCTTCATAATTATTGCCTTTTGATTTTGCAATGATTCATAATCTACGGATATATTTTTTCGGTGTCCCTTATAATTAGGGAGTAACTTATTCCTTACCGGTGAATGACCATTATCGAAAGTTATTATTACGTCATCTGGTTCAAACCTTGTAAGGTACATATGTAATGATTTGAAGAATCCGAAGATTGCTCCACTTGGTTTACCATCCGTAGATTTAAGTTTTTCAAACTTATGGAAGGATTGATGGAGAATATTCTCTCCATCAATCAGTAATATTGTTTTCTTGCTCATACTTTTTAAGCTTCTGTTTTAAATGGTAATTGATACACCTTAGTAAGTAATTCTCTCTAACCGTTTGTAGGAGTTCTTCTAAAAGTTCATAATATCTGTTACTCATCGTCTTCCTCCTCTTCGTCTGAGTCTGCATAATTCTCATATTCTACACCATCAACTGAGAATAGGTTTGTTTCTATCTTCTCCAGTTGTTTTTTAGTAGTACCTATGGTATTTACCCCAGCTTTCCGTAAAAGTTTTCTACGAAGTTCATCGTCTTCTTCCAAAAGCTTTTGGAATTTCTCTTCCCCTCTTGCAAGAGTTTTCCCTTTCAATTTATACCCACCAGTAGTTTTTTCTATTACATCGGTATCTACCAATACATCTTCCAAAGCATAGCATCTATCAAATCCGACCTCATGAAATTTAGGATTGAAATATACTGGGCATTTGCTGATTGTGGGTCTTGGAGGAGCAACCTTGTTTTTAATAAGTCTGATAGTTACCAGCTTACCTGCCTTTCTATCTTTCCCGTTTTGTTTGATTGTAACAGACTTTCCCGAATAGAAAGCCGCCCTGATTGAAGCATAGAACTTAAGTGCAGCTCCTCCTGTTGTAGTTGTATTATCTTTTCCGAATCCTACATTAAGAGCAGTTCTTAACTGATTGATATAAATCTGGGATACTCCCAGTTTGTAGAATAATTCACTTCTAATACGGAAGTATTTGTAAAGAGCCTTTGCTCTACCTCCCATTTCGGCTTTACCATCAACCATCTTAGCATCAATATTATCAGTACAGTCTGTTGCTGCAATAGAATCTATTACTAAGAGTATCGGTTCATTGTGGGTTAATTGAGAACGTAAATATATTGCTAAGTCTGCTACTACATCTGCAATATATTCAATACGAGTATCATTAACAATGGTTACTTTTGCAGGGTCTACTCCATTAATCTCTGCCCAGGAGTTCATCCAGGATTGTTCTGCATCTACCCATATAACATGACCACCAAGTTGTTGAGTAGCATAAGCAAAGTTATAAGCTACCAAGGATTTACCAGATGATTCTTCTCCAGCAATCTCTACAATTTTACCGTATGGAATACCTTTACCGAATAGGTAATTCAAGGCAAAGAATGTTGAGGGTATATATAAATCAGTATCAGTAACTTCTGAAGCTAACTTAATCATACTCCCATATTTCTTTGCCATCTCATTTGCTGTTGGTACCTTTAAACCAACTTTTGTTTTCTTTGCCATAATGTAATCTCTTTAAACTAAATAAGGTAGTAACCGAATGAATCTAATTACTACCTTATCGAATGAAACCATATTTACTAACCCTTAAATATCAGATTTGTATTTTCTCTTTTTCTTTGGTTTTTCGTCTTCCATGTAATGGTCCCGATGTAATCCCTTTTTCTTCTTCTTTTTCTTTGGAGCATCATCGTCGTCATCTCCATGGTCTTCATTGAGGAATTTTGCAAGCATTTCCTCAAGTTCATCGTAGGATTTGATTTGAGAACGAACTATACCTTCCAAATCTACCGTACCTTGGTATTTCTTATCCAACTTAGTTGGTTTACAAGCACGAGCAGAATAGGTAGTATCCATTTTACCTGAACCAGAACGGATGATTTTGATATCATATCCGTTTTTCGGGTCAGTCATATCACCAGCTTCATCCTCATCAAGGTAAAGGTCAATAACATCCTGATATACTGAGCGTGGAACAAGAACTCCCTTATCCTGGCCATCGTAATCAAATTTAGTACCTTTTTCGTCTACATATACTAGACCTCCCAATACATATTTTCTTCTAGGTACTAAAGTTTTCGCAAGTTCCTTGTCATCTTCATCCTTTGAATTTTTCAATTCTTGGTATTTCTCCATGAAAGGACATGGTTCATCAAAAGTAGCCGGAGATATAACTCCACCCAAATCTTTACCTAAATAGAATTGAATAACTTCTATACCCAATTCCTGGTCATCACCCGGAGATTTGATTCTCATCCTTAAAGTACCTTCTTTAGGATATACGAATCCACCTCCATTACCTTTTGATTCCAGCTGTTTCTTTCTAGCCAGCATTTTTTCTTTTGTAGAAAGTCCATCTGAGGATACTTTCTTTTTCTTTTTGTCTTTTATCATAATAATTACTCGTTTGGTTCGGTATAGATTACCTCGTTCATACTTAACACTGTAAGAGTGTTCTTTTCCAGAAGTTGTTGCAATGCAGGAGAAAGCTTGTCTGTTTCAAATTCCATTTCCTTACCTGCATATAAACCATAGGTAACAATTCTACCGATAGCAACAAAGTCCTTATAGGTGTTATATTCTTCGGTGATGATACCAGATTTTACTACTACTCCCTTACGAGGTACTCCCTCTTTTACTTGTTCCGGAATAAATAGTCCGGATTTTGTTTGATTTACCTCTTTTGGAGATAAAATCAATACCCGGTTCTCTGTTGGACTACCGGGCAATTCTTCATTAAATTTTTGAGCTACTGCTAAAGATACGAAAGTCAATGAATAGTTCATATTTCTTATATTTTAAAAGTTAGTAATTGATTATAGTTTTATTTCTCCTTGCGAAGATTAGCATTTAGAGTTCTCAGTATACCCTCTCGACTCTCGTAGGCTCTACAGATTGAAATATACTTGTTAGCCTTTTCTACTGCCTTCAAATATCTTTGATATATGGATTTATATTTAGGACTTACGTTTGCTTTATGTGATACGTAGTCGTTATTGAATCTTTCGTTAGATTCTTTAATATAAATCCATGCAGAAGAATAGGCTTCATCCTTTTCCCTTGCTAGTGCATCCCTTTCTTTAATATATTTATCTCTTAAAGAACAGAATATATAATAACTAGAAGGAGATTCTCGTAGCTGAGAATTGATGAGATTTTCGTTTATAGATAATTCTTTTTGGATATCTATTTCTAATATCCTACCTTCGAATTTAACCTTTAGTTTCTTCAATTCCGTTTTCATATTGTAATAGGTTCTTAAAATCCTCTTTACTATATTTACCATCTTGGATGGCTTTTGATACCTGAGCGAATGCACATCTATATGCAACATCCATACCAGGCAAATGAAGGAGAGATTTGTATGGTGCCATCTTATCAATCAAAGCCTTGAACCTTAAGTCGCATAAATTATCAGTTCCACCCCTATCAACCAGTATCATAAACAAAGCCCAATAAATATGGGTAGCATCTTCGTAGGCTAACCTTGCCTCTTCATCTTTCATAACTCCAAAAGCCAAATCCTCTAATATGTTGAGATTAGATTGTAATTGCTCTATCTGAGTTTTAATCCGATTGAATAACATCTTATCTCTACCTAATAATTGTAGATTACATAACCTTAGTTGTCGGTTAAGATTTTCGATAGAGAAATTTAAACAAGCAGCTACCATGTAAGTTAGTGATGATAGTCTGTTAGCATTCAAAATATCTTCTTCGTTTGCCATAGTTTCATAAATTTATATTATTTATGTTGTCATAGTATCCTCTTTCTTCATTTCTGTAGTGGTAGATACTGAATCTGAATGCTTTATGTTAACCTTACAAGTGGAGCATTGTACTACCCTAAAAACACTGGAATTAGTTTTATCATAAATCCGAATAGTTTCACTTATATCATATTCAAATTCTGTATCACAGCATGGACATTTAGCTCGCCATATCGTGGGTCCGTTCAAAATCTTTTTCATAACTCTTTATTTGTTTGTTAAACCTTTCCTTAAATTGATTTATGTGGATATGCTTATACTTCTTATGTTCGGCCATATATTCCTCTATTGAGAAATCAGGCTGTAACATCTTGTTATAATCATACCCGGGAATGAATGGTAATTCCTCTGCCATGGTTCTACCAATAGTAAAGTCCATATCCATATCAACATCATCAACTTGAAATCCGAAATATCTCTTAGTACTTGGATTACGTAGGATATTCCAGATTGTATATACTGTCCATGTGTTAATATCATTTGGTTTAGCATACATATATACAGCATCATGTACTGTACAAGCTTCTTTCATCATGGGTAGTTTACCTTGTCTCATTAGATAATAAACCAGGATAGCTCCGAAGTTGGTCATATTTGCTGCAGCACCTTGACAAGGGAAGTTAAGACCTAAACGAATTGCATAAGCAACCTCTTGCTTATCATTTGAATATATTTGTGGGAGTCTTCGTTTAGTACCAAATAATTGGGTATAATACCCATGCTTACGAAGGAATTTCTCTTGTTTCTCTTTAAACTTCCTAATCTTAGGATGTTGACCAAAGAATACTTCCATTTCTTTTGCTGCTTCTTCCGGAGTAACTATAATACCAGCTTTTGGGTCAGATAATTTCTGTGCTAGTAATTTATTACCAATTCCGTAAATAAGTCCAAATGCAATCTGTTTAGCTTGCTTCCTCCGTACCTTCCATAATTTATAATCTGGGTGCATTTCATCTTCATAAGCTTTACTTGCTTCTTCAATGGATACACCATATTTTGCTGCTGCTATACCAAGGTGAGGGTCTACTCCCTTAGCAAATGCTTCCAGATAAGTTTCATCACCCGATAAGTGAGCCATCATTCTTAATTCTGCCTGAGAATAGTCGAATGCCATATAAAGATAACCGGGAGGAGCAACCAATTGTTTCTTGATATTAGGGTCTACTGATGTTTTTGGTATCTGCTGCATATTTGGGTCTGCAGAACTAAACCTATTAGAATCCGTACCATGTATATTATACCTACCATGTAATCGAGAATCATCTTGTACCTTTTCTGACCAACCTAAGATATAAGTCTTATACATTTTCTCTAAACCTCGTAGTTCAAGCATCTTATCAAGAAATATTGCTTTTGGAGATTCTGGGTCTTTTACAGTTAACCTTAATTCGGTTAAGGTATCTTCATCTGTACTTGGTTTACCAGATTCATTATCCTTAATTACGGGGAATTTGAATCCAATATCTGAATACATTAGTTGAGGTAAATCAACTGGACTACCAAGATTAACTGGTCTTATAAGTTCCTGTTCTTTCTTAGTAGTAAATACTCCTGCACGGATATTAGTTATCTTTTGTTCCCGAGAATCAATCTTACGTTTATCTTTTGGGTCATTATAATCTAACTCCTCAAGTTCTTCTTCGATTGATTTAATGTATTTCTCAATCTTACCTTGATTGTATTTCTTAGTGAACTTCTTTACCCTTGGTAAATTATATATAGCTTCCCTTGCAGCATCAATTTTGGGTTTGTATTCTTCAAGGAGTTTTTGATTAAATTTAGTGTCAAGGTATAAACCTTCTTTCTCTACCGAAGTTAATACTCGGGAATTACACATAAATAAATTACGGAATACAGAATACATTCCTAAGTCAATTAACTTCTTCTCAAAGAATATCATTAATCGTAAAGTAAAGTCTGTATCTTGACATCCGTATTTACATAATGGGTCTAATTCTTTCTTATCCCAAGGTATCTTATCGAACTTATCTTGCTTCTCATAATCCCCATATTCTGGCAAATACCTTCTAACCATGTCCTTTAGTCCGTGAGGTTTTTCCTCATTGAGAACATATTTTGCAAGCATTCCATCAAGGCAAGTACCTCTATAATATATGTGATACTTTTGATTAATCTGGTCATCAAATTTCCAGTTCCATGCAACCTTAGTTATCTCGTAATCCTCAATTACTTCTTCCCCAAATTTCTTTAGCATCTTCTTCCAATTCCACCCTGGAGATGTATAATCTTTTGTTTCAAAGTGGTCTAATGGAATAGAAGCACCAAATCCTGGCATCCAAGATACTGAGAGTATAGTGGGTTTGAAACTCTTATTGTAAATTGGTTCTGCATTGGTTTCGTAGTCACAGCAAGCATAACCAGTTGATTTACAACAAGCAATGAGTTTCTTTAACTCCCTTTTGTTTCTTATTATGTGATATCTTGTTTCCATATATTTATAAATAGAAAGAGGGACATACCCACTTGTAGTAGATACATCCCTCTAATGGTTAGAATTTCTCTTGTAAGTCTTCCAGATTGGTATTTAGGTATTTCCAATCTTTCTTATATGAATGAAGAGAATCAATTGTGTGATACAGATAACCTGGTTTTACTCCTACCTCTTGAGCTACATATTCCATGAGTCTCCATGCAAGGTATACATCATTACCAAAGTGAGTAACAAAGTCCGAACTTCTTTGGTGATAGCAAATATGTAATACCTTCTCTCCTTTACCATTCTGACGGATAAGGAAATCATAATACATTGAGCATGGGATACGTCTACTTCCATCAAGGAATCTTAAGTCTGTACCATGAAATATAGGGAGTACTGCCTTACGAGTATCATTATCCCTTTTAAGGAGTTCGATAACAGATTGCATGGCAGAATCACAATTGAATGATGTACTACCATATAGATATAATGGATTCCAAATACGTTCTGGATAGGTATAATCAAATTTACCATTAACTAAGAACTGTTCCCATAAATCTTTTCTCAGTTCCCAAGCTTTACCAGGATTTAATTCGTACCAACCAATTCTTTCCTCAAACTCGGCATCTGCCCATTCTTTTGAATGAGAGAATACAAATAACCATACTGGGTCTCCGAGTGAAGTTAAGCAATATTGTTGGCAAATGAGTTCCTTTGTTATAAAATCCTCATTACCTTCGATTACTTTATTCTGATAGGTCTTTGGTTTTACAGTTTGACCGTAACTGTTGAGTTCTCTGCCAAGTTCTGACATTAACTCAAAAGAATTACTGTAGATTCTCATTCTTCTGTTTCTTTAAAAGTTTCTTTTTATAGGCTTTACGTTGAGAATAGGATATCACATTTTCTGGATATTCTATATCTTCATATTCTAATAGCAAGTCCTTTGCTAACAAAGCTTGGTATTCATATAAATCAGGACGAAGTACTTTAAAACTTCTGAAGAATACCTTAAATGAAGACCATTCTTTCTCCGTACCATTTTGGATTTTCTTATATACTTCCTTAACCCGTTTAGTCCAAGGGTTATCAATACCCTTGATTACCTTCTTTAAAGGTTTATAAGCTGAGTACATCAGAAGGGTTTCTACATTTCCGTACATTTGAGTCGCGAATAGGTTGATTTGTACTGACTGGTCCGGTCCATATACGTACTCTGACATTCGTTGAATTAGTAGGAAATCGAATATTAACCTCTTGGTAATTTCCGAAGCCCGAACTACCATTGTAATAACTGGGATGTCCTCCCCGAATCGTTTTGAAAAAGTCGCTGCAATTAAACATTGTTTACCATTATCATGATGATTGTTGAACATATACGTAACATTGTAATTCTGATTATACTTTGACTTCAGGAATCTTAATTTGCTACGTAATAGGTCTAACTTATTAAAATCTATGTAATTATTCAATAAGCTTGTCCACTTAGTTTCTTTGTAATTAAAACACCGGCCATAATCAAAGTCTGGGTCTACCCATGCTTTATGTATTTTTATAAACACATTGTATGCTACTGCAACTCCACTGTTTGCAGTAGCACCCTTATCAAAAAGAACGGGGTCTAATCTTAAGAAAGCCTCGTTCAATTTCTCCCATGCCTCTTGTGAAGTAGCAAACTCCAAAGAGTGGAGGGTCTCCTCCGTATTCGATTGAAGACCCTCTAATTTTCTATTCCATCCACTCATTAGTAATTTGTTTTTTGTCTCCAGAGGTTAAGTCTTTGTTTCTTAAAGAATAACCTGTAGATTGATTCATCTGAAAATCCCTGTAATCCCAAGAATCCCATATATAGGTAGAAAGCTTTTACCAAAGAATACTGAAAGTCTAATTCCTTAGTCATTACTTGGGTTTGTTTCCATGGTCTACACTTAAGAAGATTCCTTGCAATATTCAATTCATATACTACATTGAATAATAATACCTTCTCTTCTTCGTGAGATGCTTCACTTAAAGTATTAAACCCGGGAGTATAATCTTTTACTGATTCATGGTCTTCATCAATCATATTAAACCGATTAACTAAACCAATACTACCTTCGGTAACCATGGCTATACCCAGTGTAATTACGTCCTTCAATTCCTTTACTTTGAAGTCAGAGTAATCGACTACGTAAGACGTCCCCCAGGAGAAGATATCTTCTGGTAGTATATTTGCAAAGTGGAACAAAGTGAATAGGAATCCCAGAGCATCTCCCTGTTCTTCATTGGCATTCTGCAAATGGTTGAGTACCTGAGTATATTCATCCTCTGTTAACTGGTCAATATTCCATCCCCACTTGTGGCATATCTTTACTACCTCAGAGGTAGATTCATAACCCTCCATTAGTTCTTCAATAACCAGGGCAATAAAATCCTTAAGAACTACCTGATTTTGATGATTATTGATATCAACCGGGTAATCGGGTAGCTTTTCTATTTGCCGGTAGCCGTCTAATTGTTCTAACGAAAGAGAATACATTGCTTGTAAATACGTACCTACTTCTAAAGAAGGTACGATTTCCTTGATATTACGTATGTCCATTACTTACTTCCTGTTGAATTAAATCCACCTTCACCTCTTGTTCCCCACATTTGAGATTCAGAATAAAATTCTTCTGATTGAATCTCCTCGGGTTCTGTGAGATAGATTGGTACATGAATAAATTGGGTTGCTTTCTCATCCACCTTTAGAGTCTGTATTACTCGACTGAGATTGATTATACCAATATGAATCTCTCCTACATAAGGAGAATCTACAATCTCTGCAGTATACAGAAGACCTTTTTTAGAAGCAAGCCCAGACTTATTAGCTGCCATGAGCATAGACTCTTGAGGTTCGATAAGAGGTTTAATACCTGATGGGATAAGGATTCTCCCTCCCGGGTAGATTTGAATATCAGTTACGAAGTTGGTAGTTGTATTTACTCCCAATACAAAATCTTGGGTAAAATTATTTGGAGACTGGTTTGCCTCGATTTGAATCAATTGTTGAGGGTCCAAGTTTCTTGGGATATAGAAATCCAAACCTGCATCACCTGCATTACCTCTCGATGGAGTCTTTACGTCTCTTACTTTAATAAATCTGAATCTGTTCATAATATATTACATTGTTTTAAAAGTTGTCCAAAGGTTAATCCTCTTTGAGGAGTTACTCCGAGTGAATGACAGAATCTTTCTACGTCATATTCACCCTGCATAAACAAATCAGCAAGAACATCGTCCTGCCGTACATAATAATTTGGGTTATTAAGATATAACTTAAACATTGCCCATATCATTCTTAACTTACCTACTTTTCCCATTGCATTCTTTATAAAGTTCTCTAATACGTTTCTTAGGTACTTCGAATTTCTCAACTGTCTTTGAGATAATTTCTTTTCTGTCTTTCCCTTTCCGAATCAAGCTTCGGATGAATTTCTTGATACCAACTGTGTCTTCTAATACATCCAAATCTTTGTATTGATTCTTCTGTTCTAATTCTTTCCTTGTAATGTTCAAGTTCTGGGACATCTTGAATGCACACAGTTCTGAATCTCCGCATAATTTACATTCTTTAGTGGATAAATCATACCCAATACCAAAGCATGGGTCTCCATTACTTCCCAATTGAGAGATATCCAAGGGTGTTAGGATATCCTGCTTGGTTAAGTCGGGAAGCATTTGTTTTTTCTTTGCCATAATTAATCATCTATTTTTTTTTCTGTTAGTCTTATGACTGAATCTCCAATCTTCAATTCCGACTCATACAGTGGTAAGTAGGAATGTCCAATTGCATTAATAAATAGTTTCCTGATATCACCCAAGTGTTGTGAGTAACGAGAATCAGTATAAGTTAGTACTCTAACCTGTAGCCCTGAACAGAAAAATAAATCAAAATATACCTTATATTCATTAGCCATTACCTGGATTGATTGTATATCTGATATCCATACCAGGGTAGTACAGTTAAAAACATGGAGAGGAGTTTGTTCCTCTCCGATTATCTTATCAATGAATTTCTTATATAACTTAGTAATCATAACTTTTGAGTGTTACATTTTGATATTTACAATGAGGACAAGTCCAATCCTTAGTATGCCAAGGACCTCTTAAATCCTTTATATCGCTTTCCTTGAATTTCTTCTTGCAATGATGACATTTGTATTTATATACATCGTAATCATACTGAGATGAATAGAGATAAAGTATTCCGATTATCACTCCCAGTACTGTTAGTATTAGTAGTAAGTATTCCATATCTTTTAATTTAATGATTAATAATGCCCTATGTCCCTCTATTAGATTAATTACTTCCTCCTACCGGAAAAAGTAATTATCCATAGTACTTAATAGAACAGATTAAGTAAGGTATTCTCATAAAGAATGAATAGGATGATTCTTCCATATCTTCTCTAACAGAATAACTTTCAATTCTTGTTTTTGATAATATTGTTTCCTATGTCTACCATGTCGGCTAAGGTAATTCCCAGGATAATGAAGGTCATCAAGGTATACCCTATTTTTAGATTCATCGGTTCTTACCAAACGACCAAGGAACTGAATAGATTTTTCCTGGCTATCCATACTTGCTGCATTAAGTAAATACCTAAGCTTAGGAAAGTTTTTACCTCGAGCAATGATTGTAGTTGATACCAGGATATCTAACCTACCTTCTCTAAAATCCCTCATTATTTGTTGTCTTAACTTAGAAGGAGTATTAACATGCACATAGGAAATATTATAGGCATCGCCCAGTTTTCTTTTAAAGAACTTATATAGATTTTCACAATGTGCAATATGCTTGCATACTACAAGTGCAGGATATCTACCTTGATTAATATTCCATCGTAACCGAGCATAAGCCATTTTCCTTGCATACTTATTCAGGGTAATAGAATCATCATATATTTCTTTATAGGATATACAATCGGATTCCCAATTACCATACCAGGGTTTACTGGGTACCATCTTTACGATTGTTTTAGTTGAGTAACCTTTCTTGATAGAATCCTTAAGTTTAAACTCGGCAATCACTTTACCGAAGAATACTTCGAGATTCATATTCTTAACTTTATCCTTAGCAAGCTTACTCATATAAATGGTACCAGACAATCCTATACGAACTCTGGTATTAAATAAACGAGTAAGTACATTTTGATATTGCTTACTCCCACCTTGGTCTGCTTCATCTACCAAAACCATATCTATCTTGGATAATTCTTGTTGATAGAATCTCATGTTTCGAGAAATAGATTGAACCATACCTATAGTAAAGTTACTCCAGTTTAAAACCTTGCCTTGAACAAATGTGATATTCTCTCCTGGGAGATATTGCTTAAATTCTTCTCTAGCCTGATTCAACCAGTCAGAATCATTAGTTATTAGCAAAGTCTTTAACTCCCTCTTATAGGATAAGTATAAAGATGACATGATGAGAGTTTTACCTGCATTAACAGTATAATCTAAAACTCCAATCTGAAAGAGAGTGTTACCTATCTGGTTAGATATAATTGCCTTTACAGCTTTCTCTTGTTCTGGTCTTAATTTATACTTACCTATTTTCGTAACTACCTTTTTGACTTTAGGTAAAGGTTTCCGCATATCTACAACTTTAGGTTTAATTCCATACTCAATACATTTCTCATATACTGCAGGAAGTAAACCTATCTTAAACTCACCATGCTTATTTACATAATGTATCTTGCCATCCCAGTTCTGCATACCTCTTTGCCTTGTACGTAAATAGAAAGCATTAGGATGTCTAACCGAAAATTCCTGGTAGAGTTTCTGTGCGAACTTAAGAGGTAAGTCCAGTTCGCACATATTCCCATTTTGTATTATTATCCTACTCATTTGATAATTACCGTTACACCCTTAGTAGCTTTATCCATTCCCATTGCTTCCTTGAGAAGTTTAATATGATGTTCTTCATCAGCAACCAACTTATTCAATAAATACATCACATCATCATAATCTGCCCGGTCATTGTGTAAAGCTACGTTATTCATAATCTTCTTGTAATGACCGATAGTTTCTATCTCCGAATCCAAGGCAACCTTTAATGCACTCTCAGGAGAAAAACCTACCTCTACTTTTGGATAAATACCCATAATAGGATTCTCTTCGTGTGGGTCTGCCTTCTGTAAGAAATCAGATAACTTATCGTAGTGTCTCATTTCAACCAAACCGATACCCAACATAAGTTCTGCAATAGGTTCAAACCGAGAAGATTGTTGAGTATACATAAGGATAGCACTAATCTCCGAGAAAGGTTTATCCTTCAGAGCATCCTTGAACATATTAACAATATCATCAGGCCAAGGTTCGATATCATTGAAATCAGGATAATCTACCGATTGGTCTGAATACTTGAGGACATCAATAAAAGCATTAGCTGCATCCTCTACTCTGTTACCTAAAAATTTTAAAGCTTTCATAACGTTATGTTTTAATTATTTAATCCTATCCCAGAGAGAACCTTCAACTTCAGGTTCCTCTTCAAGGGATTTTTTATTCTTATACTTATATAAATACTTATTGTATCTTTCAATTGCTTTATCCGTATACATTTGTGCAATATCTGGTAATCCATTACACCATGCAAGAGATTCGAACTGGGCATCAATGAATGTCTTATAATCCCAGCCTTCTTCTTTTAGAAATTCTCCCACCTTTGCAAAGTGTACATATTTCTCTGGTTGATTCTCATAAGATTCGTATATACCAGTTGCCTTAGCAATCTTACCTATAAAATAATCATGTATCTCTTTAGTAAGCTTTGAATCCGAATATTGCAATTCTATCTCAGCATCTACTTGATTAGTAATGTTATCCTGCATAGATATTAACCTTTGCATAACATTCCTATAATCAGTCATCCTCTTTAAGCCTGTCTCAATATATTTAATAAAACCTTCTCGGGTATTAAATTTAAAATCTTCACAGAAGGTATTACATATCTCGGCAAGCTTTTTACAATTTGCCCATTCTTTTGTATTACTTTCGTTTATCTTACGAACTCCTCTATGCTTTAACTTTATACGTGTTGCATATAAAATATCAGCAACTAGGGCAGCATTCCCTTTGGATGCTAGTAATATGTTAGTTACTTTCTTAGTTGTCCCTTTGTTAGAAACAACTACTGCTCTAGTATTTATTGCCGATTTACGGGCAATAACAAAAAAAGCCTCAACCGGGAAGTTATCTACCTCTAGGGTATTTAGTATTTCCTCAAATTGAGACTTAGTGATGTGAATGCTGGGTTCTCTCATTTTATCCTATTACAAACTAAAACTCCATTAATACAACCCTCATTATCCTCTACCCAAGCTTTCTTACCAAAAAGATTTATACCAGGAGATTGGAACTGTACATAATATGAACCTCTACTGGTACCAACATACCAATTTACATCTTCAGGTAAGTTTAAAGTATAATCTCTAACTTTACCATCAACCATTTCACATCTGAAAACCATATTCTTTCTTGGTTTTGGTTTAGAGCACCAAGTTCTAACTGGAATCATACTACCCATAAACCAAGTGAATATAGATAGAACTACTGCCAGGAGAATGTAAGAGCCTTCAATTTTTATTTTCTTCATATCATTAATATTTTAAATTATATAATATAATAAGAAATCCTTACTCCAAAGAGTTTCGGATAGATATTAATTCTTGATAACTTTGATACCTTGTTTGATATACTAGCTTGAGTGTTTGTTTCCTTCCTAAATCATTTACATCTTTACCGTCTGGTAAAAACACCACCTTGACCTTTTTATAGGCAACGAGTTTGAGCGCCAGATTGACTGCATATCTCTTGGCATCTGGGTCCAACAATATAATATATCTTTGGCATGAGGATTTAAGTAATTCATTGACTTGGTAGGCACTAATAGCTTTACCCATTGTGGCAATGCCTCTATCTCCAAGTGTGAGAGCATTAAGTGCTCCTTCGCAAATGAATACCGACCTGTACATTTCCAATGCGTCATAATTAAATATGATAAACTCTTTTCCAAGGCCTGTGATATCTTTGTTGGGGTTGTTATACCGAGGACCGTTTCCGATAACTTTTCTGGCATTATAATACCTGAGTTGGCCATGGTAATAGAACGGTATAATAAGGTATCCGAAGAAAGGTTCCCTTGTCGCATAGCCAACTCCATGTTTACATAACTCTTCGATGTTAAATCCGCGGCCTTTGACATATCTTCTAATGCTCTTTGCAATTTGTGAATCTCCGATACTAAGGAGTCTAAAACTATCGGGTAAGTACAAAGGCTTAGCTTCTGCAAGTTCAACCTTTTCATCGTGAAATTCAAGTTCTTCGAATTGTCCATTGTTTAAGAAATTTATGAGTTCATGGTAAGTATCGAATCCCTCAACATCCATAACTAATTGTGAAGGATTCGGATGCTCATTACATCTAAAGCAATTAGTTCTGTACATAGAAAGATTAACTCCCATCTTTAATTCCCTGTGACAGTATGGGCAAGTTGGGAGTTTCATCCAGCCATGTTTATATTCAAAAGCTCCAAGTCTTTTAATGAAATAAGTTTTGAGCTTAGACTTAAACTGATTTGTTATTTTCATGTTCCCTTATAGCTTTACGAATTACTTTTCGTATTCTCTTTAAATCCTCAACATCTAGATTACTGATAGAAGTCGTTTGCCATCCATTATGAGATATTTCCAAAGCTAATCCATCAGTCCATCTGTCTTTTACTACTTCTACTTTTTTAGTTCTCATTTCTCTTTTTCTTTTTACCACAGATTCTACAGTAGGTTCTTGTACGATATTTAGTATAATATTGAGCCTTCTTCCTACCGCCTTTCTTTGAAAAGATAGCCTTCCTGGGTTTCTGTCGGGTTTCCCACCAATGCTCGGTTACCCAATCATGAATACCAAGTTTACATTTATATATCTCCAGTTGTCCTTTCTCTTTTCTTGGAATCAGCATCAGGATTACCTTTCTTAAAAGATTCCTCAAGTTTTTTACCGTATAGTTCATCGTAGTTCTTTCTTTGTTCTTTAGTAAACTCAGTACATCTTTGCCTTTCTACATCACATTTGAATAATGCTCTACCCGAAGGAAGACCATCTCTTTGTACTACAATTTCAACTCGAAGGATATTATCATTCTCCTCTTGACCAGTACAATTAAGACCCATGATAAATTGAGCATTACGAACAATTGCAATTGAACCTGAGATATCATTCTCGTCATATTTGGTAGTTCTATGTTTCTTACCTTCTCTAGTAATATGATGAGCAGTCCATATAACATCTAAGTGTAATTCCTCTGCTAAGTTCTGTAAGTCAATATATACATTCGAGATTCTATCGAAATCCTCTTTATCCTTGGCTAATGATGCAAGCTTACCTGCATAATCGACCATTAATACCTTAATATCAATCCCCTGGCTTCTAAGAGTTAATATCTTTTCTCTTATATAATTGCAGTCAGTAATCAATGCAGGTACTCTTTCAACTACCAATTCAACCCCAAACCTTGCCAATTTTCTTAAATGCTTAGCCTCGAGTTTATCATAATCTCCGGAATATAATTCCTTCTTTGTTTTATTGATACTTGATTGAATGAAACGGTCCATGATTTGTTCTTGACCGTTTTCTGTATCTATATATAATACTGACTTCTTCATTCTTAGGTATCCTCTTGCAAGGTTTACCATGAAGAATGTTTTCTTTGCCTTTGGTCTATCCAGGATTACATTTACTGAAGCAACTGGGAATCCACCAGCATTAGTCAAATCATTCAATTGCCTAAATGGACATGGAACTACTGAAGGTTCTGATTGCCTTTTAAATTGTCTCTCCGTAACATCCCGAATCATATATAAGGGTTCATCCTCTTTCTTAGGCTTACTCTTTTGAAGAACTTTCTCAATCTTTTTAGAATATTCTTCGTATTGTTCGAAGTTATCCAAGTCGAATGAATCATTTAAGTTCTTCATCTCAACATAAGTAGAGAACTTATAAATCTTCTCTTTAATATAATCCGAATCCGATAGTTGAATTGAATAGAGGTTCTTAATTGTTCTCTCAATAGTTGGGATGTCATCCTTAGTTACTAAGTCTACATAAGCCTTGGATTCTAGCATTTCCTTTATCACCTCCTTTAGTACATTCTGAGAAGGTATCTTTTTTGTCTTCTTAAAGTACTTAAGTATACCCTCACATATTAAGGAATGCTCAATAAGAACTAAGTAACTGGGTTTTAATCTTCCCAATACTAAACCTCCTTCCTTGTCTTGAATAATGAACCGGAGTATCTCTAACTGGAAGTCCGGTGTAAAGCTAAATTTGATTTTATCTTTTTTCATACATTAATATATTGCAATATAATAACTAATAGATTTTGATAGTCTCCATATAGTTCTGAACTCATGTCCACAGTATCTAGTCTTCTAATCCTCAGCCACTTGGTGAAATATTTTGATATTCTTATATTATATAATGAATAATTTTATATATTTGCATTAACGAAATATTTATAAAGATATGAGAAAGACCAACGGTAATAATGGTTCAGAACTGCATAGATTAAAACCTATGCGGGATTATGATGAAGCCATGTTTAATAGGTTGTATAAAGTTTGTAAACCTGTTATTAGGAATCTAACCAAACAGATAGATTACAAAAGATTCAACCTTACTCCAGATATAATATCTTCTTATTTCTGGGATAAAATGTTATTTGTTTTTAATAAGTACTACGGTACTTGTAGTGAAGAACATCTTAAAGCAAGAATCTTATCATCTCTGGCTACTTTTAAAAATAAGCTTCTTAGATTTGCCTATGGGGAAATTGCAGAATATAACCAGAACTTATTTAAGCTTGAGGATTTATTTGATAATGATAAGGAACTCGAAGATGATGAAGAAGAATCTAAAGCTAAAGAAGATATGTTGGAATTGCTTTATGATTATATGAAAGCTAACCTATCTTCGGATGCTTATATGTTATTTGAGGTATTAGTAACTCCTCCACCTTATATTAAAGAACGTATGCCTGAGTCAGGAAGAATTACCAATATACTTTTAGTAGAGTTCTTTGATATGCCTCGAACTAAAAACTCTATCAAATATATTAGTGAACTCAAGGCTGATATCCAATACTGGGAAGAGAAAGCCAAAGAAGAACTGCATTACTAAACACAAAAAGAAAGGGGCGTTTCCCAACGTCCCTATCCCAATTGTTAAGCAATTCATAAATTAAAAGTTCATTGATATTGTTACAAGTAGTTACACATTATTATAGTTTTATAATGTATGCTAGTACATAATATGGTGGTCTATTCTCATGGGGTTGACCTCCACCTGCAGCTCGAGTATCATGGTCCCAAAGTGCTACATAAGAATTATCCCTATCAGTTTTACTACTACCATAGAGGTTATTACCAATCCACTGACTACCATTAATACCGATACCGTCATAAGCTTCGATAAAATAAGCATCTGCAAAGTTATGGACATGAGAAGGTATTTCCGGAGTGGTTAAAGTAACCTTATCTTGGCCACCAGTATTACCGATAAGATTATAATCTTCATTACCCGATTGCCAACCTACTACGAACTTACCAGATAAGTCTGGAGTTTGTAAGTCATCTACAATCTGACCATTACATAAAGCCCAGCCATTAGGTACTTGAGTACCATTCCACATAGCGATTAAACCCCGAGGTATATTAGAACCTTCCATATTCCCTAACTTCTCATCAATATAGGCTTTGATATCAAAGTTAGGGAATCCTTGCAATAACCGTAATAGAGTTTCTACATTGGATTGTTGCATACCATGGATAGCAGTATTATATTCTACTGGTTGAGGGAATCTTCCACCGTAAGGGACAATAGAATATTTCTCTACTGTATTATCCATGGAGTTAATGCCTTGACCATAAATACCTACCAAGACCATTGAGGATTTATCTACCAACCCTTGAGCCACAGAAGCCATAGCTCTATTAGCTAGTGACTCATAAGTTAATTCCGTATCTTCTAATACGTTTATTTTTGACAAGTTTCTAGATTCCTTAGCACTAGGGTATAATGGGTCTACCGACTTCTTATACAAACTGTAGAAAGAATTGGATTCATTCCAGAAGGCCCTGAACTGTACTGGGTTCTGTACTGGTTCTTCCAAAGGAGTATGATATGCAAATACAATCACATCTTCATTACTACCTTTAGAACCTTCGATATTGGGGATATTGATAGTTGCAGCATCCGATATAAATATCATTCCATCTCGGGCAATACATCCGAAATTAACTTCTGGACCTTCTCCAGAATCTGAAGCTTTAGTCATATACCTTGCAATAATCCTATCCTTCATTGCAAGATAAGCCGGTGAGGTAGGTTCTCCATTCGGAGATATTGTGATAGCATTGTTAGTTATCACTGCCGAGCCGAATCCACAAAATGGACCTATACCAATGGGTGCAGCTATTGCTTCAGCTGCATCCTTGGACTTAATAATACCTTCATAATCGAAATAAGTTTTCATACTGTATCTTCGTTTTTATTGTTCTTAAAATCTTTCGATTGATTCCTCATATCTTGGAAAGCCTCTCCCACATCCTTGAATTTGAATGTTATAAATTTCCATAAGATAGCCCATATACTGTACCTTTTCTTTACTCCATGTAGTTCACAGATATGGTTGTAAATACTATCTATTTCGAAACAATAACATAGTATCATGATTGTTATCGAAACTGTTATAGGATTAAGTCCGTATGGGTCTCCAATAGCCTTACCTATAACGGCACCAAGTAATACGTAACATAAATAATCAATAACTTTATTAAGAGTTCTTCTTCCTGCTCTAGATTTCTTTACTTCTATACCCTGCATTCTACTGACGGATATTCCAAACCAGAAGTCAGAGAGTATTAATACAAAGGCTAATAAAATCATCCACCTTAGGTCAAAGATAATGGCATAGCATTCAGAAGTGAATCCTATAATACCAGTTTTGAAGATTGTGTTAAAAGAGTTGCTTTCCATCTGTTTTATTCTATTTTAAGTTTCCATTCTGTTCCTTCGGGAACCTCTATTTGGATTCCCTGCTCTGATATATCGTTGGATTCCCATACTAATTCCGTTTTATCTACTATGTCTTTCATACTTACTAAGAATACTACTTTGACTGCAGGATTATCTTTTACATAGAAAGTGTGTCTTCCAGGTAGATTAGTAAAGAATTGATAAGGACTGGTGTGAACTACATCAGGGGCCGTCTCATAAATTATATCACCAGAATCTCCGGTATCTGAAGTACAGGTTACGATAGTAGATACTTCTGGTACACTACTACTTAGTTCTGCACTTACGGGATTAATAGTTAATGTATACTGAGGTACTACTTTTTTTACCGTTAAAGTTACTACAGAACCTTGATAATAAAATTCATAGGTTCTTGGTTCACTCATAGTTATTAAAAGGTTAGAACTATAAGTTTCTGAAGAACCTTCTAACTCAATGCCAGTAATTACATTACCTCCATCTCCGTACCTTAAATAGAATTGGCAATTCTGATTCTTGGTTAATTGGTAACCGGCCTTGATATAATTAGTTGGTTCCGTTTGAGAATATGGTTCTAGTTCATACCAATTTTCATCATCCGGATTCATAGGTTCTAACCATAAGTAGGATTCTGGTGTAGGTACATATTCTAATATCTCTACCTCTACCGTTTTGGTTGGGTCTCCTACGGATTCAAATTTATAAGTACCAGCCTCATTAAAAGGATAGTCTGTACTTTTACCATAATAGAAATCTGGTCCTTCTACGTATCTATCATCCAATTCTACACTTCCAAGCTTTACCCATGTACCAGAAGTATTTTTCCTGTATACATTTACGTTATCATCGAAATATGAATATAAGTTAGCACTTTCAAAAGTAGAATAATAGATACCAGAAGTAAGGAACAACTTAATGGAAGCAGTGCCCTGAGCATTCAGGTTAAGCTTCTTATTGGATACTCCAATGCCATAAGTAATTGTGTATCCCAATCTGTAAGCAACTACTGTACCATAATTTGCAGAATTACCAGAAGTATCTTTGGTACATCTGAATAGGAATGTACCAACTTGGGTAGGAGTCCATCTAGAACCACTCCTAACCAATACTCCTGGGTCTGTAGTAAGTACGGCAATTAAGTCAGCAGTGTTTTCATTTGGGTCTGAGGAACGAATGGTTATCTTAGATGATTCTCGATTAGTAATGTTTACATTTCGAGGTTCACATATTACTGTATAGTTAGTAGCTATTGCTGTAACATTTAAGATTACCTTCTTTGCCGGGAAGTCTGCAATAACAAATTCATAAGTACCTGCAGAAGTTATTTCCCAAATAGAACCAGATGGTTTAGTTTCATGTGTATTGATTAACTGAACATCTACTGGTTTAATACTACCTTGGTAATTCATATTAGCAGTAACCTTAACTTCAATCTTAGGATTACTACCCGTGATTACCAAGTTATCTAAATCAGTACCACCACTTATTAAGTCTGCATAAATATGATAAGACTTGGTGTAGTATTCCAAACCTACATCTACATAAGTAGTTACCGAATTATCTCCAACGCTTCTGAAATAATATCTTTGGTCACCTTTCTTTGCATAAAAGATAGAACCACTTTCGTATAGCTTAGAGCTCCATTTATTTTCTGATGGGTCATATCCAGTTACCTGATACCTTAGGTCTGCATCATCATAGTCCGAGGTTACAGTTACTCGGATAGGTACTTCTGTAATATGACCGGTTACAATCTTTACAGGAGATATCAAAGGTTCTGCCACTATTCTATAGTTATATGCTAAGTCAAAACCATATTGAATATTACCAGATACATTGTAAGGTAAGAATCTATCAAACAGCTTATCGATTGATTGTTTGAAAGCCTTAAATTCTTTAGTTGGAGATGTAAAGCCATGACCACCAATACTGATACCTACCTCGATACATTGAGCACAACCATAAATCTTATCGTAGTTGTACTTATCGTACCTGGAATAATCAGTATCATATAATGGGTCTACCTTTTCCCATTTGTCCATCTCTCCATCAGTTGGGTCTACAATGGTACATGTTAACCCATACATATCAAAAAGAATCTCGAAGAATTTTCTAGAGCCTCTAATTTTAAGTAATGAGATTGAATACTTTAAAATTGTACGAATCTGTTCATCACTTAAGTTAGGAACTCCAGTATGTTCTCCTGTTCTAGCAAATGGTAATTCTCCCAAGAACTCCCAGAGGTAGTTTAAATACCTCTGCTGAGTTTTATCGATATCGATTAAATCTAGAATATTATCAATATCAGAAGTAATATTATCTTGGAAGTATGAACCACATATTTCTAGAAATCTTTCTAATATGCCCTTACCATCTACTTTATAAGTATCTTGTTCCTTAAATTCGAATGGTAAGAAATCAATTAGGTTTTTAAGATTTATCATACTATTTCATTTACTTTAAGTGTTAACTGACTTGAGTCTTCGAATACCGGTATATTATAACCTGGGTCTGTATAATCCTTGTTAGGTTCTGCAATTGTTATGGTATATCTGAATCCAGATTGATAACCCTTGTTCTGAATATCAAGGGCAAATATAAACCCATTTATATTATCTCGGATTTGTGTAGTCTTACCTACTTCTCCGTCATAAGAGAAACCACCTTTCATAGACTTGATGGTAAACTTAGTTCCTGAAGAGAAAGATATAAAGTAGTCCATAGAACCATTAGCCTCATCCAATTGGAATTGACCAAGGATTAATTCCTTGTTACCATAGATTGTTGTAGGCCAAGGTTTAGTATAGAATTTCTTTAGGTGTAGGTAGTCTACTGATTCAAGGTTATCAATTAGTGCATAGATATCAGAGATTCTTACACTACCACCGATATCTGAATTCTCTGGTGAGTAAGCATTAAATAAAGCACTGAGTATTTGAGATTGAATCTCTGAAGTCTTATAAGACTTCTTACCAGTAACTTCAATGTCCAATATGATGTTAACTCTACCTGCAGACTTAACAGTTAACCAAGTAGTAAGAGGTGAGTTCTGATGAAGTATATCGTATACCTTCTTAATCATATTAGAGTCGGCAATTACCCCATTATCTGGGGCAATATATACGATAAGTTTTCTACCACATTCGTATTCAGCCTTAGCCTTACTAACCCCATCTACCAATTTAGCCAAGTCTACAAAGTCCTGTTTAGTAACAGCTACTCCCATAGTCTTAACACTCAAAGGTATATGTTCCTTGAGCATACCAAAATTTTCGTAGTTAGAGCCACCACCTGCATTATAAGTATTACTTACTGTAGCATCAGATACTGAAGAGGATATTATTGATGGTACCGAAGTGATAGTACCTGATTTAACATTACCATTACTACCAGAGGTAAGATAGAAAGTTAAATCAGATATCTTTGCACCTGCTGCAGGTTTTTTACCATATAAGCCATCTCCAAAAGTAATATAGGGTGTTAGAGATTCATCTACTACTACCATGAAGTGTTTATCGGTAGACTTTGAATAAGCAAAGGTATTTACTAATACCCAAGATTCTCCGCCAATCTTCATATTCATTGTTCCATGTTCATAGTATTTACCATTGGGTAGAGTACCGAGAGTAATTCTTAATTTCTCTTCGGATGGTATAACCATACCATTAACCTGGCTTTCGGTGTATAATTCATGTTGTACTACCGGTACCTTACAATCAGTTACGTTTGCATACCAAACTACATCTCTGGTAGATAACCATTTGTTTCCTGATTGATCTGTGAATAAAGTACCTGCAGGTATAGTTAACTTAGCACCAATGGAATCTCCGGATACATCCCTTGATACCATCAAGTCTACCGATGCAGCAATAGCACCTCTTGCATGATAATCTACCAAGGCACCATGCTTAACTACTGAACCATACTTTCTAGCAGTAGGTAAGAAGGTTTCCCTTGCCATATTATCAATGTAGTAGTGAAGAACTTCGGCAATAGCCGCAAATAATGAAAGGATAATGATTAATATATTTCCTTCCGAATAATCCGTTATGAGTACATTTCCATCTTTGTCTTTTATACCCATAAGAGATTCTATCAGCTTGGCCTTAATCTGTTGATAAGACCTCTGATAAGGGTTGAGCCATTTATTAGTGATTCCCATATTATTTTGTATTTAATGAATTATCTAAGTTGTTGTAGGTAAGGTATAAGTATTGGCTAGAGCCTGTACCATTAATAGAATATTCTACTTCTATGTTTACCTTTGAATCAACTCTAGCAACCTTGATACCTTTAAAGGTTAACCTTTGTTCCCAGGTACCAATTGCTGTTTTTATAAACTCTTTAATAATAAAACTCAGGGCTTGTGAATTTGGCTCTTCTATACATTCCAATAAGCGATTCCCAAAGTTTTCCTGTCGAAATCTCTGGCCTATCATATAATATAAGATAGAGTTAATATTATTCCTTACTAACTCCATATCACCATTAACGGGATACCAACCGGTTTCACCGTTTTCATTTCTGCTCAATTTAATAGGGAAAGTCATACCCTTTCCTATTATGTCAGTAAAGTAATTATCCATTAGTGTATACATTTAGTATCCTCGTAATCTTCCTGTTTGAATTCCGAGAATGGTTGACTTGCTTGAGTTACAGTAGGACCTGAAGAACCTGGTCCAGTAGTTACACCTGAGTGTACATGAGAATTAAATAGAGCTCTGAGTGATTCTAGTTCTTGAACGGTTTGGTTTAACTTCTCGGTTAGTTCTTTGATATTAACTACTCCTTGATTTTCACCTTTGTTCAATATTACTGTATCACCAGAACCTACACTTACATCCCCTTGAGCTTGGATAGATATGTTACCCTTTGCAGCAACTCCAATATCTCCATTGATATACATGGTTAATTTACCATTGTCATCATCTAGAACTATTACATTACCTTCTGGAGTAATGATACCCATTTTATTTGGGCCATCTAAAGGACTTGGTATTTGATTCAAAGCCCAACCATGATATTCCCAAAGTGGTTTAGTTGGGTCTCCAAATTCAAAGGTAACAAATACTATATCACCAACCTTAGGAGTTAAGAACTTGAATCCATTATTGATAGAACCATGTTGACCCTTTGGATAAGCCCAAGATATAATACCACTCATTACTTCTGGGCAACATACCTTGACTCGATTCATATGTTTTTCTTGGTCATCATTATCTACCACAATGCCCCGATAGACTGAGTAATATCTACCCAATCCTTCGAGGCCTTCTTCGGTTATTAATTTAGCAGTCGAGTACATTATTCACTTATTTTTTTTTGTTTTTATTATACTGAAGGTACATCTTCTCGGCATAGTTAGTCCAATCAAAATTATACTTAGCTTTCATCTCTGGTGTAATCTTACTTGGGTCTACCCATTTAACTGTAACCTTACCGGGTTTAAGAGTACCATCTGAATATACCATATTGCCATCAGTTTGTACAGTACCAGCAGCTATAGCCATTGGGTCTTTAGCATATATCTCATCAGTATAAAGCTTATTAAGTAAGAATTTTCCAGCACCTCTTGGGTCTACCATTTTACCCGTTTCGGGGTCCATATAAGCTTCAACAAAATAAGTTGCTTCGTTATTAGTAAAGTTAAAGTTAATACTAGAGTCAGGCCCAGATTTTTTCTTATCTTTACCGAACGAAGTTTTAGCATCAGAAGCAGCATCATTGCTTACAATATCCTGAGTACTTAGATTAGACTTAGCAGTTATCTGTCCATCCCGAGCATTATTCTTAATTAAATCCAGAGTGCATAGATAACCCTGACCTGCGTCCATTGAATGTTGTACTGATTTAATATACCAGTAACCAGACCAGCGTTTACCTACATTCTCTAAAGAAATTACCTGGGAAGATTGTAATGAAGGTCTGCCAACTACAGTCATTTGACAAGAAAGTTTTCTTTCAGTAGTTTTAAGACCACCATTAGCATTAGCATTCATAGCCCAAATGTATTTATCTGCTCCACCATATCTACTAAATAGATTATGATATAACTTGTATAGAGGTACTGATAAGTCATGTTTCTTCCAACGGCGTACTTTTACTTTCTTACCCATATTGCCATAACCCAAATTATATCGTTGAGTATCGGTTGAAGATACCTCAACAATATTAGGGTCTTTTTGCATAGCTCCATAACCTCTATCCCAAGCACTAGAATAACTAGTTTGGTATTCTAAACCACCCATAGCTCTACCTGATTTTATCCTATAACCTTCTGGGTCATATTCTGTAGGGTCTATGTATTCTTCAGCCAAATACCTTACTTGTTCGTCATCCGTAAATACATATTTCTCGGCTTCAAAATATTGTTTTAAATTACTTTCAACGGATTTACCAGTCTTACATGTTTTCTTAATCTGTTGGAGTATAGCTCGTTTATCAGCCGGTAGAGTTCTCTCTATTTCTGATATGGCTCTTTGATAATCTTCAACAGACATCTGATTAAGCTTAGCTTCTTTACTGGCATTGAAAGATTGGCCCTGAGTAGGTAAGGGTTCTTTTGAATTAGCTTCTTTCAAAGCTTTTAAATCTGGAACAGCAGAACCATTTGCTCTCTTCTGATTATCTACAAATTCAGCCTGAGTATTTGGGTGACCCAATCCAAAATTCTGACCAGTGTTATAATCCCAAGAAGGTACTACTTCAGTATTATCTTGAGGAGTTACTGTCTTATCCCGTTTAGTGGTTATCTGTTCTTTCTCCTTATCTGGTTCTTGAATACCTGTAGAACCTACAATAATATCTTTCTCATCTGGGTCTATAGTCTGAGATAGAGTTGCTTTAACTCTTTTAGTTACATTCTGCATGGTAAAGGATACTCTAAGTACCTCACCATTTTCGGATTGGTATATATAATTATATTCGGGCTCTTGGGTAAACTTTCGATTATGAATATAGATTACGCCATCTCGAGAATCAATATACCAAGGTCCATTAGGATAACCTTTCATCTTCTGTTCTAATTGAACCAAGATGTTATTACCTATTAATCCTAAGTCACTATCTATCAGAGCTTTCAAATCTGCCGGCATAGGTACTTGAGCTACTCCACTAAAGCTATTAGCGTAAAGTATCTTTCCAACAGTATTTCTGCTTTGTTCTGTCGGGACCTGTAGTGACTCGTAGACTTTATTACTTATTACTTGTTTAGCCATTACTGAAATATTTCTATGATTACACCGATATCATTGTTACAACCTTTATCTAAAAAATTAGATAGGCTATACTCTGATAAATCCGAATGTGTATAAGGTGGTTGGAATCTTAAATCTCCAACTGTATCTATACACTTTAATGTCACATGAGTTCCAGTAGAATCGAATACACAATCCAAATCTCTTACCTTAATACTTCGTACTGGGCTTGAAATGAATTGACCATCTGGGTATATGTATCCCCACTGAAGATAAATAACTGAGCCTTCCTGAAGTTCCTTGATATCTACTGTATCTGGGTCTCCAGTATCAAATGTGATGGTTGCTAAGTTCTCTTTTTCCTCATCATACTTGTAGCTCCAATTACTTATATAAGCGCCAAGAGGTATGCCTGTAATTGCATTCATTATGGGCATACCTCCAGAATCGAACAGTGCCATATATGGTGTTGCTGTTCCATTATAAAGAATTGGTTGATTAGGTTTCTTAGTTGCCATACATTGGTATTCGTATTAACTGATAAGGTTCGAGTTCTGCAAGAGGGTTTAAGATATTATTAGCCTCAGCTATTAAATACCATTTCCCTGAATCACCATAGTAACGATAAGCAATGTTCTGCAAGGTTTCTCCATCCATTACAGTATGTTGTTTATCATTACTTGTATAAGGAACTGAAGGTGGGATTATCTCTAAAGAATAATCTCCCTCATCATAATTAAGAGCTATAGCCCCATCATAGGGGCTAGCTCCAGTTAAGTATTGATTCAAGTCTATCATAAACTTATTCCTTTCGTTTTCTTTAGAGCTTCTTCACTTACAATATCTGCATAAGATAAGTTGTAAGCACTTACTCTCTTGAAGATTAATTCTTGAGTTGCAGCTGCAGGAAGTAATTTCAAATCATCAATCTCGCATGACTTACCTGCAATCCTTGTCCTTGAAGCATTTCGGAAATTGTTTAAGGTATAGGTTGCTGAAGTAAGGATGTACTGATGGTTCTCAAATATACCAGAGTTACCCCATTCAATCTTTAAGATGGGGGGGCTTGCCTGATAGGAGTTTGCCTTAGACCACATCTCTAGTAACCTACATTTAGTAATTACCTCTTCAGGATTCTCTGGGTCATTACAGAACCAGGATATATTAAATTGAATGATATCCTCTGCACCAGTATAATGGTACATAGGAGTATTACGTCCCATAGACTTAATTGTAGCCCAAGTAGTTTCTCCTCTGAAATCAATAGACTGAGGTCTATTCTGAATTGTGATATATTGATAAGGAGACGATATCAAATTGTATATTACTACCTGGTTCATATTACGAACTTCTGGCATTACCATAAAAAGTTCTTTATTCTTATTTACGGAATTGCCTTTAGCTGGGTCCATTTCTTCATAACCAAAGGGAACTCCACCTTCTACCTGATGTTTTAATTCCATCCGATATTGGTTTTGTACTCTTTGGTTTACTTTGGGATTCTTTGATGTAGCTCTTGGTCCAAAAGGATTATTTGGGTCATATATCTTTCCCTTATCTGCAGTATCTTTAGGTAAGGTAGATGTAGCCCTGTTTAAATAAATCCTGGCCCTCCAAAGTTTATTTAGAGGGCCAGTAAGAACTCCGGCAGAATCCCTGGTAAGGTCATTATACTTTTCAACAACCCCACCTGCTATTTGATTCAATATTCTTGCCATAATTGTTTTAGTTTATTCCTAAAGCTATACCAGTAAAATCAGATGAACTACCTGGAGCAAAATCCCCAACGGGTTGACCGTCTATAGATACTCCGATTCTTGTATCTTTAAAACCATCCCTGATAGCAATTCTAACTGCATCTATAAATGCCTGTTGGTTTCTTTCTTGAATGGAAGCTTTGTTATCATCCGAGTTTAGAGCATCGGTATTCTTATCTACTGAACTTGTAAGACCTCCGATTACGTCTATAAGTATAGGCAATCCAAAGGATAAAGCCCATCCCCAAGGTCCACCAAACTTACCAGCTACTGAAATAATAGAACCTAAGGTTCTTGTAACTCCCTTGCTTAGGCCACCTTTGATAGCCCATCTAGCAAATGTAGAAGTTCCACCAGCTAGCATACTACCACCACCTATCAGGCCTTTACCTCCAGTAGAACCTCTACCAGACCCACCAGAAGGACCCGGTCCCATCATTGGGAAGAACGGCATCCAAGCATACCTACCAGTTTTCTTATTGATAAGTTGTCCAGCTTTATTATAGGTTAACCCTTGAGCTCTCATTGCCATCATGGCATTATACTTTAGGAGTTGACCTATATAGATAAGGTGAGATTCCATTGAAGCATATCCGGCATTTGTTTGAGTTACAGCAGCTCTTTGGCTTTGGGCATTAGCTGACACGATAGATGCAGAATTTGCCAACATCTTAACCCAACTAGAAGCCGTTCTAAACCCAGCTGATATAAAGCTTACCAAGGTTTTAACAGCAACTACCTTTACTAAGAATCTACCAGCCCAGGTTTCTTGAATATCATTGATTATCTTAAGTAAACCCGAACCGAGTTTTAAGATAGGACTAAATACCTGAGCCAGGGTAGCACCTGCAGTTACTACAAAGTTCTCCCAGTTTGATTTAAACTGTTCAATAATACCTGCAGGAGTTTGTAACCTTTCTTGGGTTAAACCTTCTACTGTACCTTTTGCTGAGTTTACCTTATCCATGAGTTCGGTAAGCTTATTAGTACCTGACCAATAATCCTGGAGTAAAGCAGAAGCAGCTCTGGTACCTCGAACTCCGAAGATATTAAACAGAGCAGATGATACATCTATACCTCTTCTACCTCTAAGTTTATCTCCCAGCATGGTTATAATCTTATCCAACCTTAAAAGGTTTCCTTGGGAATCCACTAGAGAAGCTGGGTCTATACCTAATGATTTTAGCATAGAGCTACCTGCTTTTTTCTGCCCGGTTACGGAAAGTGTTAAATAGCGCATCATATTTGCCAATGCAGTACCTGCAGATGAAGCTTGGATACCTTGATTACCAAGTACTCCAATTGCTGCAGCTGCATCACCCATACTGATTTTGGCATTTCTAAATTCGGCTCCTGAATATTGGAAAGATTGTGCAAGGTCGGTTAATGAGATATTTGCAGAAGTTACTGCAGTTGCCAATTGGTCTACTACCTGAGTAGCATTTTGAGAGGGTATATTGAAGGTCTGCATGATATTAGTCATCAAGTCAGCAACTCCACCTTTCTCTCCAAGAGGCATACTAAAGATAGAAGCCAGTTTAGCTGCAGGGCCAATCATTTTTTCGATTTGCTCTACATTGTTACCGGCCATTGCCAAGTACCTTTCTCCTGATGCAATATCTTTTGCTGTAAGAGGTGTTACCTCGTTGACCTCCTTAGCAACCTGCATTAGCCTTGCCTGTTGAGCAGCATTTGCTCCAGACATCTTAGAAGCTAAGAATACTTGGTCGTATACTCCTGCAGAATATTGGTAGGCTTTAGCCATACCACCAACCAATTCTTTTCCAAAATCAAAAGCATTAGCAGCAGACATTTGAATACCTCTATTCCAGGTATTCATATCATTCATCATTGTTCTGAATGAATTGGATATTCTGCCTGCTTCATTGGAGAATCGGTCTTTTAATACCATTGCAACACCGACCTCAACTAAGCTTCTACTGTTTATCATTTATTTTTAATCTTTTTTAGGTTATCATAATATTCATCGGCTAAGTCTTTAAATCTCTTTCTTTCTCGATACGGAAGACGCAAAAAGCTGAGATAATCAAGGATTATCTCAGCTCTACATATATAAGCAAATGTACCTGGGTGGTCTACGCTTCCGTCAGGTAGAAAAAAGAGGGTGACAACATAATAGGATATTCTACCTTTTCTCCTGTAACGGGATTTTCTACTTCGGTATTACCACTGAATACTGGGTCATGGGCAAAGATTGATTTACGGATTTCTGCCATATCCCTTATTGAAAAGAGAGAGAAGTTCTCTACCTTTTCCCATTTGTTATCTACCAATAATCTTAGGTTTCTTGCCATTAATGCAGCACTCTTGGTTTGCTTTTCGATGGGAAGCATAACCAACCAACGTTCTCCTGCACCGGTCATCAAGTCAAACATAACTTGTTTACCAGAAGATAATACTACTTCGTAGTCTACGAGTTTCTTCTGCACCGGATAATAAGGAATGGCATTGGGTTTATCATTCATTTCCTTTTCTGTAGGTAAGGTTCCGTAATCTTCGAATACCATTTCCTTTAGAGGTTGACCGTAAGGAACTACTCCACCATTCTGGCCCCAGTTATATTCAAAGTCTACTTCTTCTCCAAGTGAAAAGATTCTTGACATGAAGATAATGTGGTATCTGTCATTCAAAGGTATACGGTCTGCATCCTCTACCGTAAGTCTTCGGTTAGGAGTGAAGTCTGTATCTACCACAATTGCCTGAATAAACTTGGTAAGGTTCATCAGATTCTTAGAGTCCATAGGATTAGATAAAATATCCTCATCTGCTCCATTCTGTTCACGGATTGAATACTTGAATCCGGATGGTGCTGTAAATTCACAAGTTCTAAATTCCATATTTCTTTAATTTAATTAGTTACTTAAGTTCATAGTATCTGATATAACAACAAGAAAGGGGTGAGCCCTTTCTAGGAATCCCACCCCTCCACCTAAAAATAAAAATCTTAGTTGAAAATAGACTAAGCTTTTAATACTTATCGGCAGTACCTACTGAGAATTCGATACTTTCGATTGTGTTTTCTGAAGCCATTCGGTCCAGGTCTAAACCAGTAATCTTACATGGCCATACCTCTTCGAAGAAGTGGGTGTTGAGTACAGAAACTCCATCTTCGGCAAGTTCGTTTACGATTACATTTTCCCAGTATTGGCTTGGTACCAAACCACCACCTGCAATCATATCCTGGCATGAATAAAGCCAATCATGAAGCCATGTATCTGAACCTGCAGTAGTTAACAATTTCCCTACTACTAAGTTACCTACTGTAACTCTACCGGCAGTTTTAACGTCCCGGTTAACGTCTCCATGAGCAACCTGGTCAATCTCAATATCTGGCAAAGTACAAGTTTGGAACAGATAAGTATTGATAGGGTGCTTAGGGAAAGTGATACTCCAAAGGAATTTCTTTCTCGGGTTTTTTACTTTTGCTCCCATGTCTTTTAGTTTTATTCGTTTTCAACAATGGATACCGACTTAGAAGCCTGGTCAATGATGATTGACATTGTAACTTCTTGCATTGGTACGATATCTTTAAATTTCAAGATTGCCTTGTACTTACCTTGACGAACGTCTTGTTCGTTATTTACGGTAAGGTCATTGTAAGAGTTGGCATCTTGGTCACCCATCCAGGTATACTCAGACATGGCATCACCATCAACGCAACCATCGAGAATAGGTTTAACCTCAAGCCAAATCTTATTCCAAGTGTTCCAGATATTGGGTTCTTCCAAATATCTTTCTAGAATTGGTCTAAGATTCTTTTTGAGATACAAATTCAATCTTACAATAGCAAGGAATCTTTCTGAATCTTGTTTTACCTGAGAAGAGAAGCAATGCCATAGCAAGGTTTTCTTTCCCTGGTTAGGTACATCTTTGACGCAAATTATATTTACATAATTCTGTGCCAATTCATTGAGTTCGGTGGTTCTTGAAGGAGAACCGTAGTTCGGGCATACAGGACCATTACCATCATAGATAATACCTCTGTTCATTCCGGCAAAGGATTTCCATACACCGAATTGAGTAGCAGAGGCATCCCCCAATCCAAAGATAGTACCCAATACATCGGAATCTACCAAGTTGCCTTCTTCGTTGTAGTATTTAATACCACCACCGAAGTATGCTACGTACTTGGAGTTACCTACAGTACCAAGGCAAGTCTGTACCCAGGTATTGATATCTTTCAAATCTCTTGGTTGGTCGCCTTGAGTATAGTGAGTAGTATACTTAGGTATTTCTATATAGTAGGTATACTCTTGCAATTCTTTAACCATATCTACTGCAGCCTTGTGTACCTTAAGTACATCTGAATCTGTAATAAGATGTTGGTGAATGTGAGAGCAAGCGAATTGGTATACATCTACGTAATCCTTTACGAATTCGAGAGAAGCAATCCATTCGTCTGCCGTAGGAGTAGTACCTGCATTACCTATGGTACCGTTAAGAGTAACCGCATCAGCAGTAATTGCTGCATTGTTAAGTTTGATATCGATTGGATTCTTAGTTCCATCAACATCATCCGTTAACCATTTGATAAGGTTATTCCACGATTTGATACCTTCTACCGTATCGGTCATAACCGGTTCTATGTATTCTGAATTCTTTGCAAAAGCACTCAGAGCCAAGTAGTCTACTGAAGTGTTGTTTACACTGTCTGCAGTTTTGTAGGTAATGATAGGACCTTGTTCCAGTACCTGACCATTAGCACTTACTACTTGATAGTAAATCGTGTTAGCCTGTTTGTAAACTTTTACATTGAAGGTTTCAGCACTACCGATTGGGTCTCCATAACCTTTAGTTACCAATCCGAATCCTACTGTAGTAGAACCAGAAGTAAACTTAAAGAGAGATGTAGGACTTGCTTCTTCCGGAGTTGCAGATGCAGGAACCGGAGAACCATCTTCAGAAGCCTTTGCCGCTTTAGCAGTTCTTGCTGCAGCTGCAGATACAACTCCCTTAGTTGCTCCCTTACCCAATACTCTAATAACACGAAGCTTAGAACCACCCATGAAAGCCTTCTCGATATTTGATACAGAACCATCCGGTACTATCTCAGAACCAAAGACTCTTTGGAAATGTGAGAAAGAATTGATGATTTCTGAAGGGTCATCATAAGGACCTTTCGTGGTTCTAGCCAATACACATGAAACTCCTAACATAGGAGTAGTTTGTTGAACATTTCTGTTCTCAAACTCAAACTTAACTGAAGGTGAATTTGGCATATTATACTTAATTTAAAAGTTAGTTACTTATTTAATTAATACCCTGGAGTATTGTCCTTATTCACTTGGAGTTGAAGTAAATCGTTTTCCTGCTTTTCTACTGTACCCAAGAGTACTGAGATATCTGTAATAGGAACCAATTCTCCTTCTCCTGCAAGTTTTTCGGGCAAGATACCATCTTTACATATATACTGATATACCTTTTCGAGTAGGCCATGACTTTCATCGGGATGGTCATAATAATTACCTATCTCTATATAAAGATTTCCAGTAGGAGCAACCTTACCATCTTCCCATTCTTCCAGGTCATTATAGTAAGGTCTTACGTATCCTCTTGATGGCAAAGCTTCATACATGATACTATGAAGTAATCTCATATCTTGTTGAGTATTTGCTACAAGATGTATATCCAGAGTTATATCTTTAGTCTCATAAGGAAATTCTGAAGCTTGGTAGTTACCATTCTCTAGTTTATCCCCTATGATATATTTGTTCACACCAATATCACCATTATAGAACCCTTGCAATTCTATGGTGATTCTTGGACAAGTCTTTGCACCTTTTACCTGATTGTTACCTACTCCAAAGATAGGTATGAATTTCTTTAAAGCTTCTGAATCTTCCTTAAATCTTTTCTCATTCTCTAAGGATAATGGTAGGTAGTCATCTGGATTTAGTGTAAGCTTTCTTTTTAATGCCGTTGTTAGTAGACAGATATAAAAAGTTCTTTCTACTATTTCTTCTGTATTTACCATAACATTACACTAATTGAGCAATTAATATAGGAGTAAAACCATAAGTACCACCATCTGTAAATACAACCTCAAAGTTAGCAGAAGTTCCACTTATCATTACACCTGCAGTCTTTCTAGCATGTACTGTTGCTGAAAAGGTAGCTTGGAGTGTATTGGATATATTACCATAATCGGTAATCCAATAAGTTACAGTTACATTACTATTGAATATCTTTACATCTTGGGAACTACCTACTGTGGGTATTTTAAAAGCCATAACTTCTTCAGATACCTTTTCTCCTTCTATCAATTTATCCCTATACCCAGTAATTGTAAACCCAACCGAAGTCTCATATACGTTGGCATTCTGGTCTTTAGGTACTGCCATATTTACAGATGGTGGTTCTAACCTATAAGAATATGAAACTGTACCTGCTGCCTGAATAACCTGAATGATTTTAGTATTACTACTCCCACTCTGTTTGATAGTTAAAGTTCCGGTGATAGCTTGTTCAGTATGATTCTTAGAAGTTATGTTTACCTCTAGAGTCTTTTCTGCTGCATCAGTAAACTTTATACCAGCAGTAAATGGTGGTTCCTCTAGGAATTCAGCAGTAACCTCTACATTTTCCCATTCTCCTTGAGGAGTACCGTTTATCATTTCCCTACGACGGGATGTAACTACCAAAGTATCAGTCCCACCTTTACCCAGAATATTAAGTGTATCCTTATCTACAGATAACTGGTATTCGTAATTAAGGCTACCTTTCTTCTGAAGGAGGTTAACTGTTTTAGTAACTCCATTGACATCTATAATCAATGAAGCTCGCTTATCTGATTCAGTATCATTTAACTTTAATGGATGTACCATTACAAGTGTAGGACCTTTACCAGATGTTTTATCTGCTTCAAAATCTGCCATTATTTTGTATATTTTCTGAGTTCTTTTCTTACTTCATTACGTATAGACTTCTGTAAAGCATCAGCTCCACCTGCAGCTTTATAAGCAGGACCCCATAATTCACGAGCTGGTAGATTACCATCTCTACTACCATATTCCAACATGATAGCAATTTGATTAAGAGTTTTACGAGAAGTCTTTCCAAAGTAGGTTATCTTTTTCAATCCAGGAGGTAGACCAACGAAGGTTCTATCTTTTCGGTTCACTATAGTAACTGACCTTGCATATTGACCGGTAAGGTTTAATAAGGTATGAGCACCATACTTCTTAAGTGTAGCAACTGAATGAGGTGGCCAAGATACTCCGGAACCTGGGGGAGGAACTCCTGTATTTAAGCTCCTCCTAACAATACGAAGAAGTTGATTACCAAACTTCCTTGAACCCAAATCATAACCTTTTTGCATAATTTGGGGAGTTCTAGTAATCAACTTTTCTGCTTGCATTTGTTTCCTTGGGTCTACATAAATCTGAACACTTCCTATCGGGAGTGATATATTTATGTTAACCTTTTTTGCCATTTGCTGGTTGTTGTTTATTTAATCCTAATTCTTGGGCAATTTGTAGGAGAAGGCTCTCTTGGGTTGATAATCGAGAATCTATCTCTGCTGTAACTCTTTCTTTTTTAATGGGGTCTTGGCTAACATAAGCATATAAAGATTGATTACCGTTACCGGGTTGTTCAAACCTAACTTGCTGGTTTCTTGCAGAATCTCCCTCATTATTTGTTAATGCTTTAAAAGCCCAGTTATAAGAGTTATCTGAGTTCTGTCCATTATCGATAACTTGCAACCAATCTTCGGATGGTGGTATGAACGTAGGCTTAATATATTTCTTAGCAAACTCTACACCATCTCTTCGTAAGCTGGCATAAGATATAATATCCCTACTACCAGCACTACTACCATAGATATCACCCTCTAGAGTAATATTAGTAATGGTACTTCCTTCTTGTTTCCAACCAAATTCAAGTACCCTTGTATAAGGAATAGGGTTAACCGTAACCGTTATATCTGGAGTTTGACCGATTACTGTTCCATCCAAAGTTATATCTTTCCTATAAAAAGATACTGTATGAGTTCTAGGATATTCGGCTAGATTCTGTACAGTATTATAGATATTTATTATTGCATCATTAATATCACCTTCACTAATAGAAACCAAGGCTGAAGTAAGTTGTCCGGAAGGTACCGAATTAACTGAATTGTTGGTTTTTACAAATTCACTACTAATACGTACTGGAGTTTGAGAATTCCCATTAATAGTCTGGATTTTTTCTATTATTAACTCCATAGATACAAAACCAAAACTGGGACTACCAACAGTACCCTCTAATTCTACTTCAGTTACTCTATCTGTAATAACTATATTTGGACTTGTAGGAGAACCAGTATTTACTCTTCTACGGTAGTATATATCATAACTAGTAGAAACACTTGCAGCAGCTTGGTTGATATCAATCTGGTCCAAGTTTCCCGATTCCTCTTGCCTAAGAATTAGGGTTACACTTCGAATACTACTCGTTCGGTTTTCTAAACAAGTAACTTCACCTTCTCCCATACTTCCTACAGATACCTCTAACCAGTTTTCATCTATGGAATCTACTGTTACACCTACTCTAGTAGTTTCGGAAGTTACTGTACCATTTACTACCTTAGTCTTAAATGAAGATACTGCAAAGGGTTCTGGGTCTATGGGTTTAGCAGGTACGTTTATTACCTTAGAAGATGGGTCTGTTATCTCAAATGTATACTGGTAGGTAATACTTGCAGGACCTTGATTAATGATAAGTGTAATTTTTTTATTACTTCCAAATTGTTGTAGTACAACTGCACCATTTCGTATACTTGCCGAAGTATTCTCATATACCGGGAGTTTAACATCCTTATCGGCTCCTGGATCAGAACTACTAGAAGTAGCAACCGATAATACACCAGTCCAATCTGGTTTATTGTTACTGTATAATGATAAGTCTACCAAAGTATAGGATGATTCTTGTACTTTATTTACAACTTTATATCTTCTAGATTTAACTACGGCTCTAGGAGTTGCACCTGCTGCAGCTACAAAAGGAAAATCTGTAATAACTTCAAACTCATAATTATATGATATACTAGCTCCACTCTGAACAATATTCATATCTATGTTCTTAGAAGAATTACTTACAGTTATCTTACCAGACCTACCACTTTCAGAACCATTAGAAATACCAGTAGCCTTAATGGTATATGTATCATCATTGTTACGTTGTATCGAAGTTATACTAAGCCAACCAGGAGTACTACCAATTTCAGGAGTTACATTATGCCAAGTTCTCAAACTACCATTTATAACATCATAATACCCGGATTCTACCGTAGCTTCTACTTGACCACCTGCAGCAGGAATAGTACCAAACCCAGATACTTCCCTTAATACATATTCTTGAGATATTATACCTGCTGCCTGATTACAAGTAATGGTTACAGTTTTACCAGAACCTACTTGCTTATATACTACTGTACCGACTCTTGTAGAAGTAGTTTCATTCTCTTTCATGGTAATGGCAATAGCTTGAGTTCCTTTTTCAGTACAGGATTCTATTTCAGTAGAAGCTGATTGTTTTTCAAAATTAACAGTTTCTTTTGAACCAGACACTAATGAACCATTAATATACTTCTCCCTATAACTAGTTATTGTACCAGATTTAGTAATGCCCAAAGCATCAAAGTTTAATGTAGGAGTAGGAGTAGTAAATGTATACATCCATTCTACTAAATATGCACTTTGAGTTACCGTAACTTCCTTATAAACCGTATCCATAGTTGCCATTACTATTACGCTTCTTTCATTAGCAGTAGTATTCTCGGCTACAGTTAAAGTAGTACCAGATAAACTGAATCCGGTTACTGCTGTAGGTATACTTAAAGTAGGAGTACCAGTTGCATCCGAAGCTGCATTAGTTGCACCTGAAGACCAATGATTAGTTCTGCTTGCCCTTGCACTTGCAGAGATTTGTGATGTACCACCTTGCTCAGTAAATGTACTTGGGTTTGCAGATATAGAAATTACCCATGCACCTTGAGTTGTATTCTCGATTTGATTCTGAGCTTGGTAAATATCAATTGAGGCACTACCAGATTTACCATTAAGAGTAACGGTTAATGTACGGCTTCCCAATTTAGTTCTTGCCTTTACAGTCGTACCAAGATTAGAACCTGAGATATTTTCGGACCATACTACTGAAGCTCCAGAACTTATAGTACCACCATCATTGGTTTTACCATTCCATCCCCAAAGTTGAGAATAGGTATAAGTAGGTGTAGCTGCAGTTCCTCCCGATGCAGGGATATCTGCGATGCTTCCTAAATATACTGTAGGTGTACCATAGGTTTTTACACCTGCAGCTTGATTACGGTTAACCGTAAATTTCTTACCAGAAACATCTTGAGTAAAAGTTATTATCCCTTTTCTAGAACTTTCTGATTTATTCTCAGTAGCGGTTTGAGTTAAAGTACCAGTACTAATATCATTAATAGTAGTCTCTTTTAAGGTAAGCCAAGTAACATCTACTGATACCTTTACCGGAACTTTTACAGGTGAACCATAGGTATGACCATTACGATATTCTTGTTTATAAGAATCTCCCATTGGAGCAGCAGGGTCTGTACCACTTACCACTGTACCACCTAAAGCAGTAAATACATTCACTGTATCACTCCAAAAATTAGACTTTTGAAGAACATATTCCCAAGTAGATGTTGCTGCAGCTTGAGTAAAGGTTACTGTTATCTGTTTACCTGATTCTTCTTGAGTATAGGTAATAGTACCTGAACGAGAATTTAAGGTAGTATTTTCAGCAGCTTTAAAACCTTCATTATCTTCCCAGGTTACCCATGAGGGTTTCCCACTCATCGTATGGTTTACTTGTATTGGGTCTCCAACTAAATTACCATCATGGTATTTTTTCTTAACCGAATTTATACCTACAACTGGACTCCCCTCTATTGGTAAACCACCTAAAGCAGAATACTTTTTACTAGTGTATAAAGCAGTAAAAGTATATTTATAGGTTACCTTATGAATATCGCTGAGTTGTACAGTTTCATTATTTCCGTAGGAACTAGCATTGGATATTTCCAAGCCAACGTAATTTTCTCCCGTTCCTGTAGGAGAGAGTGCCAACAATTCAGCCTTGGTAGGGCATTCGTTTGAATCCTTACCAAGGCCTACTTTAGTTTTGACAGCACTCCATGTTGCTATCTCACCCATATTAATCTAAGTTTGTGAACAAAAGTTTTTCTCTTAATTCATCAATCTCGGCTTTCAGAAGTTTGATACCTTCGATTGCCAATACTGACATCTTAGAATAATCTACCTCTTTAACCAGGATATAGGTTTCTCCATCTTTTTCTACCTTTTCGAAGGCTTCTGGATTAGGAACTGTTTCAGGTTTAACCGTATTCTCAGAAACTAATTCTGAGAAATATTTTTCGATTGTCTGAGCAATTGTACCTATATCATGATTACCTCGAATCATAAATGAATCCGTTGGAATAGAGCAGATTTCATCAAGAGTATGTTCCAAAGGTTTAATGAAAGTCTTAAGTCTTTCGTCAGATTCTTTCCATAAACCAGAAGGAGCAGATACCTTCTTAAAGATAATCTCAGCAGTAGTACCCATTCCCAATTGGTCTCTTGTTACTCCATGAGGATTACTCTTATTCTGGATGTGAGTAGTAAGATTGGTTTGAGCGTTGGTACCTGCAGCCTTGGCATCTGCAATAGCCGTAGCTTGAGCAGTAGATACTGGTTTATCTGCATCTGATGTATTGTTAACATTACCCAATCCCACTTGAGCTTTAGTTACTCCATGAGGATTAGATTTATTACTAATATGGGAATCTACTTTGGCATTTACAGTAGTATCTGTTTGAGCTCTTGTTGCAGCTTCATCTGAAATTAATCCTTCTATTCGGGTAACCTCACCTTTTCGGTCATTAACTTCTTTAGTGATATTATTCTGCAGAGTAGTATCTGCACCTCTTAATTCTTCAGCAACTAATTCAACTGCAGCTTCAAGGTCAGTTCTTACTTGAGTATCTGCAGCTTTTCTGTCTGATACCTCTTTATTGATAACAGTAGTAAGCTCAGTTTTAGCAGCAGCTATTGCAGCATCTCTATCTACTACTTCTTGAGCAATATCATCAGCCAGCTCTCCTTGCAAGGCATTAATAGCAGCTTCTCTTGCAGTAGTTTCATCGGATATCTGTTTTGGTAAAGTAGTATCCAATTTAACCTTATCTGCAGCAGTCATAACACCGGCTTTAACCGAAGTAGCTGCAGGTATACTTATACTTTTATTATCTGCTGGTGATGAGTAGATATTGTTAGCTCCCTTAGAACTACTATAGAACCCTAATCTTACTAAAGCTGCTTGAATCTCAATAGAACTGGTATTTGTTATCAAAACATCTGGTAAAGATTCAATAGAGTTTCTATTAGCTTTACCTTTCCCTCCATCATAAGCAGTACCCGTAATTTCTCCAATTACTACTCCACCAGAAACAATCAGAGACCAAGTAGTACCAGTCCATCTAAATTGATAACCTGGTTCTCCTGCAGTTACATTCTGATAAATCTTTCCTGCCTCTCCAGTTATTGGTATATTATGGTCGGCATTTGCAAAGAGAGAGATATTAGAAAGATCTCCAGTAGGAGACTTATCGTATGTTGCATATACATCGATTACATCATCTACGTATGAAGGCAATTGTTCAGCAGGTACTTTACCGTTTTCATCCAAAGAAGCTAACCCATTAGCTTGAGCTTTAGTTGCAATGAAAGCATCAAGAGCATCCTGAACTTCCTGTATATCTTCGGATAGTTCGGTTTTCATAGCATTATCAGCATTAGTTCTTGCAGTTGCCTCATTATCAATACGAGTACCAAGTGCATTATCAGCAGTAGTTCTATCTTGAACTTCCTTATTTATAGCCGTAGTTAACTTTGTATCTAAGGCAGTATCGGCATCTTTTCGATTCTGAACCTCTGTAGCTATAGAAGTTTCTAAAGCTGTCTTTGTAGTTTGGATTAATTCCTTGAGTTCAATTTCAAGGTCTCCCGTATCAGAATCTAAAGCATCAATTAAAGCTTTCAAGGCTTTACCTTGTTCTGCACTTAGAGGTACCTTAGCACCACCTGCAGTTAGGTTATTAACTACATCGCCTTCGATAAGAAGTTTACCAGCTCTTACAGTAGAAATAGACCAAGCACCTTGAGCAGTTCTCTTGAATTCTCTGTAAAACTCCATACCTGCTAATTCATACATGAATCTCAAAGTAATGGCACCAGTAGTAGGACCACTAAGTTGTAAACTCAATCTAAATTGTTGATAGAAATTGTTGCCGGTATCTACCAATATATAAGGACGGTGTGTAGTGTTTGTTGCAATTTCTTGCAATAATTCATCAGTAAATACTGCTGCAATCTCTTCTGAAGTTGCCTGGGCACTTATATTGAATGCTGCTACAGGAATAATGATTGGTTCCAATTGGGCATCCAATTTCTTTAAAGAATCAACCACATCTACAGAACCTCCCATATAGTTGGTATCGGTAAGTGTAGGCATTCCCAAATCAGTAGTAAGACCTACTGCAGCTTTTACCTTATTGAATTTAGAATCGGCATCTACCTTATCTACTTCGATACGTTTCTGTACCTTACCGAATGCGGCTGAAGCAGTATCTGTTGCCTTTACATCCAAGTCTGTAGGAGTAGTACCTGCATTCTTTTCATAGCCATCCAACTTAATGTCAGTACCATTCAATACCGGATTTGAATCCAATCGGTGAGTATTGATAGTATGGGCATTGGTAGCATCAATGTTTTCCTGCAAAGTATTATCTGCAGCCTTTCTTTCGGTTTCTTCAGTATCAATGTTTTCCTGAAGAGTAGTGTCTGCAGCTTCCCTTGCATCTTCCTCTGTATCAATACGAGTACCTAATGCAGTATCAGCAGCAGTACGGTCTGATATCTCCTTGTCCAGTTTAGTTTGGAGAGCAGTATCTGCATCTGTTCTGTCCTGGATTTCCTTGTTAATCTTATTATCAAGGTTAGTATCAGCTGCCTTTCTTTCCGAAGTTTCCGTATCGATACGAACTCCCAGTGCATTATCTGCAGCAATTCTTGCAGCTTCTTCGGCATCCAGGTTATCCTGAAGTTCTTTATCTGCAGCTTTACGTTCTTCTGTTTCTGTAGTAAGAGCCTGATTAGTATCAGTAATCAAACCTTCTACTCGAGTAATCTCTGCCTTACGTGCAGCTATCTCGGTTTCAAGCAAAGCCTTAACTTCCAAGTAAGAACCTGAAATGTTATTCTGAATACCTTGGATTAATTCCAAGTTTCTCTGGATATTTGCAGAGTTCTGATTGATAAGAGCATCTTGGTTATTTGCTCTTGCCAAGAGTTCAGTACGAGTTTCAGTAACATAAGTTCTTAAATCCTCTACTATCTTGATAAGACTAGTACCCAGAGTTGTAAGCTTAGTATCCAAAGCTGCATCACCATCAATACGGTTTTGAGTTTCAGTTTCAAGCTTAGTAGTTAACTCAGTAAGTTTCTGAGTCATGGTAGTTGCAAAGTTGGGGTCATCTCCCAAAGCCTTAGCAATCTCCTCTAAGGTATCCAATACACCTGGAGCAGAACCAATGATTTTCTGAATTGCAGCTTCTACTTCCTCAGCAGTCTGGAATCCTGAATCATTCAATAACTCTGATACCTTGGTAATGTAGTTAGCATGTTCTGCTATACCATTCAATTTTACCAAGAGGAGATCTGTAAAGTCATTTGAAGAAAGTACTTTACCATCTACCTTATCTACCTTCTTAGATTCCAATCCCTGAATGGCAGTAGTACGGTCAGAAACTTCCTGGGCTAAGGCATTATTAATAAGGGTATCGGCATTCTGACGGTTAACTACCTCTTTATCAATATTTACCTGGAGAGCAGCATCACCTGCAATACGAGCATTAGCCTCATCTGAGATGTCCTTAGTTAAGGCATTTACCTCGTCTTTATGATTGGCAATGGCAGTATTTAAGTTTGCCTGAATAGCATCCTCTTTAGCAATAGCTCTTTCCTTTTCTACGTTGATAGCTGCAGTGTTAGCATCTACCTTGGTTTTGAGTTCGTCTACCTTTTCAGTAGATTCTGTCTTCAAGGAATCAATCTTATTTTCTAATAAAAGGTCTGCACTGCTTCTGTTATCTATCTCCTCATTAATCTTATTAATAAGGATACCTAATTGCCCACCAACTTCAGCCGTTAAAGTTTGAATCTTACCGTCTATAGCAGTTTCCAATGCAGCATCTGCAGACTTACGGTCTCCAACTTCCTTATCAAGGTTTACTTGAAGGATTTGGTCTGCTGCCTTTCTTTCAGCCTGTTCGGTTCCCAAGGCAATATTCGTGGTATCAATACGAGAACTGAGGTTACTGTCACCGTTAGTACGGTCTACAATTTCCTCATTAATCATATCCTTAACTTCTTTGTAGTTATCACCTACAGTTTTGGTTACAGCAGTAATTGCTTCGGAGTTCTTCTGAATGTTAGCTGCATTGGTAGCAATGGCAGTAGTATTAGCATTTACCTGAGCAGTAAGTTCATTCTTAACAGTATTGATAGCATCTTGGATAGATAAAGCCAAATCGGATACTCTTTGATTAAGAGTAGCGATGTTTTCAGTATGTGTTGCATCTGCAGCTTTTCTATCATTAGCTTCCTTGTCAATATTAGATTGCAAGGTTGCATCTGCATCTTTACGGTCTTGGATTTCTTTAGCCAGGTTATCCTTAACTACATTCAGTGCAGTATCACCGATAGAAGTCTGAGCATCTACATACTCTTTAAGTTCGGTCTTAAGAGCAGCATCTGCTTCTTTACGTTCAGCTACCTCAACATCGATATTACCTTGGAGAGCCGTATCTGCAGCAGTTCTGTCTTCGATTTCTTGATTTACCTTCTCTGTGATTGCTGCCAACTTCTTAGTGATAGTTGTAGCGAAATTAGGGTCATCTCCTAATGCTTTGGCAATCTCTTCCAGAGTGTCAAGTACTTCAGGTGCAGAACCAATAATCTTTTCGATTGCTGCCTCTACATCGGCTTCCGTTTGATACCCAGCATCATTTACTAATTGGGATACTTGAGTAATATAATTTGCATGCTCTTCGATACCGTTCAATTTCTGAAGTAAGATATCGGTAAGGTCATTCTTAGACAAGGCATAACCTTCTCTCTTATCCACCTTACTTTCTTTAAGGACATTGTCTCCTGCAATACGAGCTTCCTTTTCTGCTTCTACAGCAGCAAGTACTTCGGCTTTGTCAGCAACTCCCTTATCAGATAGAGCAGTAATCTTCTGGTCAAGGATTTGGTCCTGAGCAGTACGGGTTGCTGCTTCTGAATCAATCTGACCTTTCAGAACTTGGTCTCCAGATTCTCTTGCCTGAGCTTCCTTATCAATATTAGTTTGAAGAGTGTTATCGGCATTAGTTCTATCAGCAACCTCTTTAGTCAAACCGTTCTGCAATGTTTCATCTGCAGCTTTACGATTGGTAACCTCTTCAGCAAGTTTACTTTCAAGAGCAGCATCTCCAGATTGACGAGTAGATATTTCCTCAATCAAGCTTTGACGGATTCTTGCATCCTGATTTTCTCTTAATTGAGCCTCTTCAGCAATCTTCTGAGCAAGTTCTGCTTTATCTTGAATGTGGAGAGTGGTCATCTGGTGCATATCTTCCACCAGTTTATCATCTCCGGCTTTACGAGCTTCTGCTTCTTTATCTACCAAGTCTTTAGCATAAGCCTTAGCATCGGCTAATGAACCAGTAGTTTCATTACGCAAGTCGGCAATGTCAGCAGTATTCTTATCAACCTTAACTTCCAGCTTATCGATTTTGTCTACCAAAGCAATACGGATATTATCAATCTTTTCATTGAGTAAATCCACAGCTTTAAGTAAAGCATCGTTTACTGCTGTAATTTGAGAACCGAGTTCGGCTTCTTTTTCTTTTGCCCGGTTAACCTCGGCAGTCAAATCATTGCGAAGGTCGGTAAGTTTATTTGTGATATTGGTTGCAAAGTTGGGGTCATTTCCTAATGCTTCTGCCAACTCCTTAAGAGTATCCAGAGCATCACCAGCACCGTCAACCAAATCATCAATCATTTTCTTAACTTCTTCTTCAGTTTGAAACTTAGAGTCGTTTTCTAACTGAGAAACTTTTGTGATGTAATTGGCTTTCTCTTCGATTCCATCCAACTTTCTTTTCAGTTCGTCGGTAAAATCGTTTTTCGATAAGTCATATCCCTCTCTCTTATCAACCTTGTTCTTGATAGAGAGAATGAAGGCCCAGAATTCATTGAGAGTTCCAGCAAAACCAGCAGTCACTAAGTCATCATAGTAACCTTGTAACAACCGCTGGTCAATTTCCTCGCAGGTGTAATATTTACTTACGTACATATAGGTTTATATATTTAAGGGTTAATTAATCATTTGTTTACCCAAGAACATTTCAGTATCACTACCTCTGAACGGTTCTCCCTCTGAACCACAGAAGGCATTCATGAGTATTCCTGGATTATCAGGGTCTACATCTCCGCCATCCTCAACATCACCTCTGATTATTGCATAATCTGGTAATCTGTTGACTCTGAACTTCATAGTTTGCCCAATACCTGGATGAGGTATTATCTTATCCCAAAGGTCTCCGAAATAATCTTGAAAGCAAGAAACGTATTTATCACCAGTCATGGATTGCATGGCTGTAATATCATTTCCTTGCCCTTTCATTTCAACATGTATTCCGCATACACCATTCAGGATTACCATATTACTATCGAACCAAATCCCATTTTGGGTTTCAATTCGAGTCCATCGTAATTGTAACATCTTTGCCATATACGTTCATTTTTATTCTACAAATTCGATTTTGGTATCTCTATCTCTCTTGAGAATGACCATGAACACCAATGCTTCATCTTTGGCCTGGGCAACTTGTGTATCTCCTGCAGGTTTATAAGTAATACCGTTAATTACGAACCTATCCTCAGACCAGTTAAAATCCCAATAACCTTCTGGAGTTAGATGTCCCAGGTTTTCTATATAGGCTTTTGTAACTAGTATGGATAGGTTCTCATCATCAAGTTCTCCTGTAATAGTAGCTTTATTGATAGGCCAGTTTCGAAAGGCATTGTAATAACAGAGAGCCTCGATGGGTATATTATAATATTTAGGGATATAATCTTCTCCATGACTTAGGAGTTGATTTACATTCTTTGCCCAAGTTATAGTTTGCCTTCCAGCATCTATATCCAAGAAGTCATTGATAATCTTCTTGTATCTATCCCAAGAACGATTCTTTACCATTCTATGAGGAGTCTTGGTCATCTTTTCTTGATTAAGGTTCTACCGTTTCTTTTTACTGGTACACTTGGATTAGGTCCATCCAATATCCCAGGTCTTCTTCTGTCAACTACTCGAGGAACTACTAACTTACTAACTGGTGCACAGAATGGTAAGTAGATTTCCAACCTTGTAGCTAACATACAGAGTCTTTGTTTTAATTCGTCTATGACACCTCCAGGTTGCAAAGCTTGTGAGAATGTTTTCCATAATGAAGATGTTGAATCTGAAAGCATATCATAGTACTGTACTTCAGTAGGCCCAGTAGTGATCTGTTTAATCCTATCACCTCGGGCAAGTTCTGGTTTCGAACTACCATCTCCCTCTTGTTCTTTGGTTGATGTTAGTTGACTAAGGTATTCTCCGGTACTCGTTAATAAATTAAGGAGCTTGACATTTAGATAATCCCAGGCTGCCAATTCCATTATTAATTGGTTTTCTAGAGCTTCGTACATTAATTCATCATTATATTTATCCAAAGGAATACAATGATTTACTAGTGGTTGGATATATAATTGCCATTTAGTTATGTACATCTCCTTCTCCTCTATGGTCATACCATCGGAGATTTCTGAAGGAATGAAATAATTAATAAGGTTATATATACTGTCCGTTAATGTAGTAACAGCCTCTGTATTTATAATTACTAATTTGGTAGCAGAAAGATTAAGTCCATCGGAGTTCGTGATATTCAGTGCTACTGTATAAAATCCGGACTTTTCATAAGTGTAAGTTGGTTGCTTAACATCGTAAGCGGACCCCTTATCATCACCAAAGTCCCAGTCAAAAATGGCCTTGGCTGGGACTTTGCTTAGTACTCTAAATGAAACTTCCAGACCATTCGTAGTAGCTACGAAGTCTAGATTTTCCATGATGAATTATTTAGATTGTTCTTCGAACTCTTCCAGCAATGCCTGAACCAGGGTTACCGGAGTATCATTCTTCTCGGCTACGATTTCGTGGCGAGCAGCAATGAGAGTAAGTTCTTCCAAAGTATAGGCCTTTGCAATCTTTGCAACTTCCATACCCTTTTCAAACTGAGCCGTCAGTTTCTTTTCCAGCTTGTCCAAATCGTTAGACGAATATTTCTCTACTTTGTTTTTGTCGGCAATCATCCGAAGGTGTCCCGAGTTCAAAGCCATTTGGATTTTCTTTGAACCAAATTGACGGAGAGTAAGTTCTCTTTCTTCTCCTCTTGCTATAGTGATACCAGTTGACTGGTCATGAAAACTGTAAGCTTTAGCCCCTACAGTTACTTTTATTTTGTCACTCATAATCTATAAGTTTTTAGATGTTTTAAAAATAGGGATAAGGTCCTCGCAAAACCCTATCCCATTCGAAATTAGAACTGTGTAAAATAAAACCAGGTGGCTTACTCAAGGTTTACCATCAAGTACGGGTCGATGTTCATGAAGTCCGGGAATCCAGCTTCAGAGAACTTCTTATCTGCAGATAAGATGAGTGCAGCATCCTGATACATCTTAGAGAAGCCAGTAGTCAAGCTTGCATAGATTGCTTGAGTCTGATTGGAAACGATTCTTTCAGATTCCAACATCAACTGCTTAGCAGTAAGCTTAATCAAGGCAGCAGATGTATCAATCAACAGAAGGCCTTGGTCAGGAGTTCCCGGGTGGATGTAGAAGTTGGCATTCTTAGGTACCGGAGACTTGATGTTGAGTGTAGCTTCAGTAGTACCTGAATGACGGTTTTTAAACTCGGGCAGGTTCAACATTTCGATAGCTTGGTCTTCTCCACCAATCATTGTAGTGAAGTTACGTCCCATACGAGCAGCACGTACCCAAATGTGGAGAAGGTCCTTATATGTGATACCGTTGGTTGTTTCATATACACCGATAATCGGAGCAGATTCAGAACCATCAGGTTTGTTACCATTGATAACAACGTCCATTGCCAGGGTATCCATTGCATAACCCAGCTGAACACCAAAGTCACGAAGGTAGATTGCCAATACATCGAGAGAAACGTAGTTACGAACTTCGTCAGTAAGTTTGAAACCTTTACCGATTTTGAACAGAGAAACTGATTTCTGTCCGAAGCTTACATCTCCCAATGGAATTGTTTCTGCCTCGTTAACCTTAGCCGGTGCAGCATCGGACATGTTAATCATCGGCATGATAGCGGTCAGTCCATTGATAGACTGGTCGGATGCAATAATCTCCGGATAGAACGGAGCTTGGCGCATTCCCAAAGTGATAGCAGAACGAATGATTTCCGGAACAATCCAACGAACATCTTGCTGAGGCATTGTGAAGATGTTTTCCATTGTATCGATTTTCGGATTGATACCAACCTTTTCGAACAATTCATCTTCTGTGATTCCCCACTTACCTGTAGCAAGTTCACCCAAGGTAACTTCTACCGGCTTTTTGTTCTGGGCTCCCTGACGGAAAGCATCCAGCTGACTTACCATTTGAGGAAGTTCTTTGATAAAGTCTTCCTTCTTCAGTTTTGAAATATCAACTTTTTCCATAATGTCTTTTTCTTCTTATTTAATAAGTACTTGGATTAACTCGTTTGCCTCATCTGCCGGAGTAAGAGCAATGAAAGGAGTTGAGATTCCTTGGTTTGCTTTTACAAAGCGGTCATTCAGCAAGTCTCCTGATGGAGTTACATATCCAGCAGTGATTTCGCCATTGGATACCCAGTTACAAATCATATAACCTTCCATAGCAACGGTTACTTCTACTGGGAAGTTATTTTGGGCACGGTAAGCAGGATTTACATTGTCTGTAACTGCAACTCCCAAATATACTTCGGTAGTAACGTCTTTGCAGGGATAAATAAGGCCAGCTTCATCAATTGCCACCGGCATACCCTGAACGATTGTTTCTCCTTCTTTTACATTGAAGGCTTGGTGCAATTTGTGGGATTCACTTTTGTAAATCACCGCTCTTGGAGTCTTTTCCCCAAAGAGAGTCATTGCTTGGTCTTTGTTTACGATTTTCGTCATAACAGTGATATTTATCGATTATTTTCTTTATTTGAACTTACTCTTGTAGATATCATCAAGAACATCGGAAGTAGATCTCTCAGCCAACTTAGTTTTGTCTTCAGTCTGAGTTCCAGCCTTGTCTTCTGGTTCCTTAGCTGAAGAAGCACGGCTTACATCGTGAGAACCGCAGCTTGCGCATACCATTGGGAACTTTTCTTCCAAACGAGCCTGATAGTCTTTCTGGAGAGAAATCAAAGTAACCATGCCAGTAGTTTCGGCATTCAACATAGTGATGATAGTTTCATCGGCTTTGTCACCCATCAACTTCTTGTAAGTACCAACGGCATTTTCACGGAGGGAAGCAATGTGATTCTTTCCTACCGTTGCCATTTCCTTCAAGTTTGATACTTCGGCATTCAGATTAGTAATCTGTTCAGTGAGAGAAGATTTCTCTGTAGTCAGATTATCAACCGTAGTCTGAAGACTGTTTTTGGATGATACCAAGCTTTGAATACATGAGATAACTTCTTCCTGAGTCATCTCTTTGCCTTCTGCAAGGGATAGCATATTATCCCCGAAAAGCTTTTCAAGAAATTCTTGCAATTCTTTGTTCATATTCTCTTTATTATTATTTTGGTTTTCTTGGTTATCAATTAAAGAACCCTGAGTATCGCTCTTTTCTTGAAACTCTGAGAGATCTGTTTTGTAGTCAGTAAAGAAGTACTGTTTGGACTTGTCATCCCGATATTCCTCATAAGAAGACCAGGTTCTTTTTGCAAAGGTAGGATTAATAATCTTACCATCAGAACCAATCTTTTGGGCAAATGAATCAGCACCATGAGATACTAAAGATGTTTCCATGTAACGAACAACTTCAGTAACTACTCTTCGAATCATCTCTCCCTTAGAGTCATAAATACCAAGCTTCTGGTAGAATTCACCGTCTTCCATTCCTGGATGTGATTTATCCCACTTGAACTGTACAGTTACTGAGTTACTGTGGATTGAAGGAGGTTCCATAAGGATTCCTCTAGCAATTCTTGGGTTTGCTTTACCATCAATCTTCAGAATACCGTTAATACCTGCAGGAATGGTAAAGTGTCCATCTTTGTAAGAATCTTGCCACATCACTTGAGATACAGCTCCAATAGCATTACCAATGTTTGTTTCATGGTCACAATTTACTGTTTGACCAAGTAACATCCTCATGGATGCCTTTAGTACTCCATTCTGACCAAAGTCTGTCGGGTTCCAATTCTTAGATACAATCGTTTCTGAAAGTAATCTAAACATTGGTTCGATAAATTCTTCGTCTTTAGGAGTAAGTTCGGATTTATCAAGGTTAGGGTAATAAGTATTGTAATCTATATCACCTCCCCAAAATCCAAATTGAGCAATGGTATCCGGTGTTGGAGTCTTCCATTTGTAATAATTCTCGGAGAAGGCTTGGGCTCCTACTGATTCTGGAATATACCCAGCCATTATAGTATGCCCTTGCCCAATCACCATGGAATCAAGATGCTCTTTGTTTTTCTTTGTAAATTTACTCATCTTGCTTTAGTATTTTGGTCTCCTCGAGAAGGAGCCGGGTTAGTTTTATCTCTTGACCTACGAGCAGATTGATTCTTATCGTTCTGCCTTTGTTTCTTCTTAGTACCTTCTTGAGGGTCTGAATTACCACCTTTAGCAAACTGGTCTTCAAGTGAAACTCTTGGTTCATCCTCATCGGCAGAATCATAACCCATTGCCCAAGCATATTGGTCTTGGCTAATGATACCAGCTTTGTACAACAAATCCAAATTCTGTATTTTGTACTGAAGACCTTGTTGAACCTTAACTTCATCAGAGATAGTTGAAGTCCCCCATTGAATCTTTATTCCCTTGTTATTAAAGCCAGCCAGACGCAGTTCTAGAGAATAAAGAAAATCTAATACATAAGTTACAAGCATTTGTAGATTCTTTAACTGGCTGATTAATTTAGAGAGCATTATTCCCGTTGCTCCCTCACCAGTTGTTGAACTAACTCCGATAAGATTACCATTAACTCCCAAACCATTGGCAACGGATTGTTGATTCATGTTCCAAGGTTCCTTGATGTTACCTAATTCCTTAGTGGTAGAGTTAAGCTTAAACTCATGGTCATCTATGTAACCAGTTACGATTCCATCTTTCATACCCTCCCTAAGATTCCTCTTTAGGTCTCTTAGGTTTCTTTCTAGTCTCTTTTCATATTGACTTACACTTTCACTACCACTTTGGTCAGGTTTAGCCATCTTAGCTTCCAAAAATCCTACCATACCGCAGACTTCCATGATATGTTTGAAGTTTACCCTCATATCATGTTGTCCTTTCAATGAATCCAATGCTGCCATGAACGGTGGTATTCCGTATGGTTCATCGGTATCATTATACATTGCTGCATATACATAAGTCTCTGGGTTAAGCTTAATGTAATCCTGATGCTTTACGAAGTAATTCTTATTCCTTTGATAAGGAGAATATACTCCATTGTTTTCCCTTTTGAATACAATATTCTCAGGTCTAAGGAATAGGATAGTATCCAAACCTTCAAGCTTTTCATCAGGAACTCCTTCAACAGAAATAGCTCCGCCAACAAGACATTGTACAATCATCTTGTTAACCAAGCCATCTATTCCAGCAGTATACCTTGACCATTTCTTGGTTTTCTCAGCCAGATGTTTCCTCATATTATCGGCTTCATCATCCGTGTTGTTTGGGAATGTTACAGTATGACCAGTATTGGTTAACTTAAACATATCCTGCAAAGCAATGCCCATATCGGGATTTACCTTATATAAATCTCGAATTAGAGGTATTACTTCAACACGAAAAGAAGGGTCTACCATTGCAGTAATACCCTTTAATGAGCTGATAAGAGATTCATCTTCATCGACTGAAACTCTACCAGGAGAGATAGTAGAAGGTTTTGATTTCTTCTCCTCTTTGTAGGGTTCTGGAGGTGGGTCCTTCTTTCTTCCCCAACTCCAATTAAAGTTGAACTTCTTTTTCATTTTGGTTGTACAATTACGTTAGTTTTTCCTTTCCTTATGTGATTACATATCGCTTTACCAAAAATGGAGTCATCAGAATAGACATCACCTTCAAGGTCTACATCTACTGTTGAATTATTAGCTCTATGTTTACCCATTGCAACTGGCCTACCTAAACCATCATATATGAAGGTATATGCTTCTTGAACAAAGAATGGGTCTTTACAAGTGATATTATCTTCTCGTATATCCTGTTCTAATCCCTCAACGATTACTGAACGATTCTTTTGAGTAGTTAACCATCCAGGAGATTTATCCATCTCAGGTCTAGATTTACCTTTCTTCTTAAGCATCTTTTGGTAGTAATACAGTTTAGGATATCCTTCATCTTGAAGTTTAGAGGTTACTGCCAATCCAACATCGTTTGATTCAGGAGCAAGAGTTGCAAAGTTAAATAATTGACCGGTGTCTCCCAGTAATCTGGCATACTTATCTACTGATAACCTGCCTTTGAATACTGCTTGTTCTTCTCCAGCTTTATCCATGCAAGTGAAGGCAGAGTAGTCAGTTGCTCTACCAGTAGAAACGTCGGCACCAATAAAGTATTCCTTGTTATCTTCTGGTTCGCAGAATTGTCTGTACTGACCATTAAACCTTTTCTTAATACATGGATAATCACTAAGACAGTCTTCGATTGCCTTGATATCAGACAGGTCGAAGACCGTATTTCCAGATGATAAGAAGTCACCATCAATTTCTTGTGCAGTTCTTTTGGTTCCCAAAGCAGAAGACATTTCATTGTACCAATTAATATCTCGTTCTGGGTGCATTTGCCAATACAATCGAAGTGGATTAAATGGATTCCCTCCGGCAATAGCATCTACCCAAGTAGAGTGGTAGAAATTACCAACTCCATAAGGAGTAGAATTGATGATAGCAGCCCCACCTGTTGATAAGGTAGGGAAAGCGGCTGCCCAAATCTGAGCTGCCCATCTTACTACTGCTGCTTCATCAATAACCAATAGGGAAAGAGATTCTGAACGACCAGCTTCCGAAGATGTAGGGATAGACTCTATGAAAGAACCGTTATCGAATTCTATCATAGATGCAGAACCATATTCTCCAGCTCTACCATTGATAATCGGTGTTTGTAAATACCATGGCAGGTTCTTGTACATGAACTTAATCTTCTTAAGTACTTTCTTAGCAGTGGTGTCTTTGATTGATATAATGTTAATCTTCTTGTTAGGATGATACATTGCTAACCAAAGGCAGTACATAGAAATAAGCTCTGTAATACCAGCCTGTCGGAACTTAAGCAGGATATTGAAACGTTCTTTAACGAAATTATACAGTACCGATTTTTGGTATGGATAAAGTTCGAATCTAACTTTTCCCCTCATTGGGTGTATCACATAGGTGAAAAGACTGAAATAGAAAACATCATTAGAAACCTTTGCAAGGGTTGCTAATTCCTCCCGGTTAAGGGAAGTGTGATTTTCTGTGATTATCTTTTTCGCCATATCAAAAGTTATATTGAATTGAAAACTCTAAGTCAGCTTTTATACCTGAAAAGTATTTCGGATAACAGAAAGCATTAACTCCGAGTTTGTAATTAAAATTCGTAGTCTTGATTGTAAGGCCAGTTCCAATATCAAACAGTTGATTAAAGGGTCTGTACTTACCGTAGACATAAGGACTAAGGCTAAGTCTCCGAATTTTCTTCTGAGTTAATTGTCCCTCATACCAGTTATATTTGTAATTCCCTAAGTCTAGATTGAACATTCTAGTTGAATAAGAATCTGTCTCCTTATTGAACAGACTTATATTTAACTTGTTGTTGTCTAGAGTAAACTGAACCAGAGAATCCTTCTTACTGACTTTTACCGAATTGTCAGAATCAACCACCGTTGAATCGGAACTTGGGAATTTAGTCATTCTATTGCTGTTTCTATAAAAGTCGTAGAGAAGAATTCTACTTGGTTCAATTAACTGGGAAAAAGGTTTTTGGGGCTTAAACTCTTCTTTCAGTTTGATTGTATCAGGAATGCCAATGACCGATGAATCAGGAAGTTGACTGATATACGAATTCAATTTGTAATTCCTGAAGCAAAGGTAAATAGTAAATCCTAGTAGTAGAAGGAACACTACATTCTTCCACTTGTTTTTAAAATCTGATTTCATGTCACAAGGTTTAATTAACAACATTCTTCTGATATTGCCGAAATTTCGGCAATATCTTTCGATGAGCAAAGCGAATCGAATTGTTTCTTCTATCCTAATATACCTAATTTCGTATATCTATAAGTATATAGATATAGAGTATATAAAAAAATATAGATATATATACGAAGTATATTATATATCTATATTTTTCAAGGTCTACCAGGAAGTAATATATACTTTAGTATATATTAACATTTTTCAGGCATCTCTTGAACCAAATACCTACCTCATATACCGAACCCTTGGCAATGGTATACCTTGCCTTGTTAAGCCAGTAAAGATAATTGCCTTCATCCATAAAAATCTTGTAGGCTTTAGGAAATCCCATAATTGCCTTGAAATCCAAAATCCCAAGAGGGTAACCATCGGGTCGGAATTGTCTATCAGCAGGTCTTAAAGTTAGAGGAGCTTTATCTAACTCCAATCGATACACTCCTGGGAGAGTACTCATCTTAGCAGTTTTAATGGGCCATTTCTTCTCGTTCTTGAAAGCACTATTCCATAATACTTGAATCTTCTCAACAGTCAGATTCTTCTTTTCAGGGAGTTTTCGATAATCATACATCGCCAAAGTTTTTTCTATTGGGATATTATAATTACTCCCGTAAGGAGATACAAAGAGCAAGTCTCTAGTAAGTTTTGGAGTTTTTACTTGGAATACTTCATCAAAAGCATTCAAGTATTTCTTACCGGTTTTCTTATGCACTCCAATGATGATTAGACGTTTCCTTGATACTTGAGAGTTCCCATAGTCAGAAACTGACCTTTCATGAAAAATAAGTTTATAGTCTTTAAAGGTTAAATTAAAGAACTCATAAGGAAGCAAAGATAGCAAACGAGGAAGATTTTCAATAAGAAAAATCTTAGGCTTATATTCTAATATTGCAGCAGTTACTAGATTTAAACTCCTGTTATCCTTAGGATTACCCAATTCTTTTACCTTTGAAAGCCTCATAATGGATGATGCCCCACAGTCTGGAGATGATATAATAACATCTACTCTCTCCTCAAATTGAGGTAAGTTATATCCTTTGTAGAATGGTATATCACCAAAATTAGATTTCCATTGCTCTTCACCTGGAGTATGGAATACTCCTCTGATTTCTATATTCCCAATCAGATGTTTCCTGAAAGGGAATAGCAGGGCACCTTGCCCTGCACATACTCCCAATATATTCATTTCTTGTAGCTTCTAAGTTTTACATACTTAACCCAGGAATAATGTTTACGAGTTCGGATATATTCCAAGTCGTGGTCATTGTTATGGGCTTCTTCCTCGAAGCTTACATCATGGTATCTTTCGCTTTGTTTGTTCCACTTAGCAAAGAACATGATGATTAAGTACTCGATTGCATACCATAAGTAGTAGAATATCCACAACATCTCTTGCATTTGTTTGAGATGAATATGCTCATGATTGTAATCATAGGTGTCAAACTTAGCACCTTTTCTCACAAAGACAATTCCGAATAAGTTCATTGCCTTGTATCCCTTAAATGGGATGAATTTGTTGTAAATTACCTTCATTATATCTTGTTTTTAAAGTTTTCGTAAGCGTTTTTTAACTTCTGGTCATAGGCATTTTCAGCATAACCAGGACCATTATACTTCCGAGCAAAGCCTGCCCAGTCATGTTCTTTCAGATTTTTCAAGCAACTGGTATTATTCATGTAGTAATACATGAGTTTTAACTGACTTTCATGAGATTCCTGCATCTTTTTCACGAATTCGAAGACGTCTTTACAGCCACAATAGAGGTGATTGAAGCCCATAATCTGAAACATTCCCCAAGAAGCTGACTTCAAAGCACATTCTTCGTCGATTTTCTTGGCAATTTCGAGTCTTTTGTACTCACTTGCTCCTCCTAAGTACTTCGATTTATCCCATTTTGGGAAACAAATCGTAGGGTAACTCTTTTGAGCAGCTACTGACTTGTCTAAACCGAACTTATTTTTGATTTCTTTGTACATAATGTGACCTTCAAACAGAATTTGAGGTCTACCATCTACTAGAAATCCATCTCTACCTGCTCCTTCAACCAGTTGTACTGCCTTTAAAAGAGCTGGCTCCAGTCCTAAATCATTGGCCAGAGCCACAATCATTTCATTAGTTAACTTATCCATAACGTTATATTTTAAAGTTCATTAAAGAAAAGAAAGTATTGCGTATACCTTATCTGGATGATAGTTAGGAGTTCTATTATCTTATATAAAAATTTATAATAATATGGAAGAGAAACTCACATGTCACCTATGTAATTCACCATTAGATTTGGATGATTACGATTTAGCCAAAACAGTACCTCAATTAATGAGGGAAAAACAACTTTGTTTTCGATGTGCTTTTTGGCATAGAATCCTTGAATCAGATAAAACTTTGATAGAGGATTCTAATTACGAAATGATTCCCTTGGTTACACCTTATTTTCAGCATTATTCTATTCACTTAAATAAGATTTGGTTAGAAGTCGCTACCTTTAGAAGAGAGTCATTAGGTTCAACCAAGAAATATATTGCTGCAATGGTAAATAATAAATTGTATATAGGTTCATATAATAATTGGGGATTCCAGGGAATAATTCCGGCACACTTAAGAGAACTTTTTACTCCAAATGGTATAATCCTAACTCTAGAACAACTAGACGACTTACTTAACCGGAAATCCTTTACCGCAGCAGATTTAAAAATTCTTATTGATAATTGTATTAAATCAGAATAATTTTGTATATTTGCATAAACATTTTAATAATAAAGATATGAAAAAGAACAAAGAAACCAAAAAGCTAAAGGAGGGTGAAGAAGTCATTTTCTCTGATGGCAAAACCTTAAAGGAGGGTGAAGAAGTCATTTTCTCTGATGGCAAAACCTTAATGGAGAAGGTAATCGTAGAATCTATCGATAAGAAAGGTG